TGATTGATAAATCTCCTTTTTTTAGAAAAAAGGGGCGAAGGAGAATTGAACTCCTATTTTCAGGTTCAAAACCTGACGTAATACCGTTATACCATCGCCCTATAACGTGTTTCCACTACACCACTGCCCCTAGTGAGACGCGTTAACCAGCTTACGCTATGGGGCAAAGGATTTTTACAAATTTTGCGGTATAATATAATTATGAATGAACAAACCAAACAAAAAGTACTTGTTGGATTCTTAGCTGTTTTAATTATTGGAGCTGGCTCGTTTTGGTACATGGGACGAGATACATCTTCGTCCAATGTTAACTATGCTTCTGGACCCACTCAACGGAGACAAAGAGTTGAAAAGGAAGTTGCAACAAAAGATATTCGCAAACGTAGTCGTAAGGAGCCAGCAAGAGCAAAGGTTACCGAAAGACGTGAGCGTGCAGCTTCAGACAAAAAGAAAACATCAAGAAGAACTAGAAAAAGAAGCCAAGGCAAAAAAGTGAAGAAAGAAAAACTGGTTCCTGCATCCTAATTACCATTTAGGATCTCGTTTAAATTAGGTTCATTTATTGAAATATGCATTGTATTCCTGTCTAATGGAGCTACGGGGATTTGAACCCCGGACTTCCGCGCTGCCAGCGCGGCGCTCTCCCGCTGAGCTATAGCCCCCAATAGGCTATGCTATACCTTAATATAGCACAACCTGATAAAAATGTCAAGTCCTTCTTTCAAAGGTATTTTGTGGATTTTTTTCGCCTGGATAAAGCCATTCTAAAAACTTCTTTTGAGATCTACCCTTACACTGAGGGCATCTCCAGACGTATTTTTTGCCTTTATATTGTTTCTTATTGTAACGAGGGACCAAAGACCATCCTGCTGTTTCTGGATCATCTGGGACATCATTACCGCAAAATCGACATTGAGTGGCACCTAAATCATCATGCCGATCCATGTTAATACCTGGTGCTGATTTTTGTTGCTGCTCTCTGCGAATATCCCGAATTTGAAGTCAGGAATTGATCCATCCAAGACCAATCATCCATGACGTAATTCGCAAACTCCTGCTGAGTCAGTTTAACCTCATCATCAATGCTCATTTCAAGCATTTTGATGACGCGGCTATACTGTTTTGTTTGGTCTTGTGGTTGTTCCAAAGCAAAAATCAGACTCACTTTTTTGTTGTTGTTTTTGGCATCTTCAATTCTCTCTTGCAGAGCTTTAAGAGCAGCTTTGTGATAGCCATCTAAGGATTCTAGAAAAATACTACGATGCTCATCTCGATTTGCTCTGAGAATTTTAAGAAGTTTTGTCTTGTCAACCTTAACAACTTCCATACCATAATTTTGCATTATTCATCTCCATATTGCAATTGTTAATTTATCCATTAGCCCGAGTGGGGATCGAACCCACATTCGCCTGTTTCGAAGACAGGTGCTGTTCCATTTCAGCTTCCGGGCTTTGTTTGAATTCCAATCTCATAAGCCAGTCCTAAGAGACTTGCCAAGTCTCCCAACTTTGCATCGGGATAACCTGACGATAATAATTCTTCCAGTTGTTTTATTAGCCTATTTTGATCGTCATTGCGTTCTTTTTTTGTGTGAGGTCCATGTTTAGTGATATGCCAGATACCACACCAAAATTTTCCTTCTTCAGTGGTTGTTTTCTTCATGTGGTTGCCTTTCACGTTCAGGTCTGGTACGCTCCCAAACTTCATCGAATTCCTTATGAGTAATATCCATAGCAGCTTCATAATTGCCTTTGGATTTTTCTGCCAAATCTGATAATTGTTTTTCTACATGTTCTCCACAACCCGCAGGAAAAGCTGTACCACACCAAAGAATGTCAACTTGTTCTTTATGAGTTAGAAGCGGAAAATGTTTTCTTACGGCTGTTCCACATGTGAGGCACATTTTCATGTTATCCGTCCTTATTCATTGGAAATTGGTCGGTATGTAATTCTCCTGAATCATCTACAAATCCGGTAACAATTTCACCACTGTTAAATGCTTGAGCGATTACTTCTCTGGCATGAGGATTATCAGCTTCTACTTGATCAGGAGTAATTCTTTGAAATCCGATGGTGTCAGGTTCTTCTTGGCATTGACTTCTTTGATTTCTTCCTATAGCAAATCCTATTACAAATGTTATAATTCCAGCTATCAGTGATATGATTAGAGTTTCGTTCATTTTGTTTCCTCAGCCATTTTAACATCTTCACCTGTTACCACTTTTACGTATTCTTTGATGCCATCTTTTGTTCCATCAACTTGTTTGGGCGTTAGATTCCAAGAGCATCCTTCGCCTGCCATGATTTTATCTACTGGAGCATTACCAAATACATTAGAAAGTAATTTATGCATGGCTTTGGCTTGTTTTCGTTGAGCCCGAGACATTCGTAGCCAACGCCAGTAGTATTGAGTAATAAACCATCGTCGTTTGATCCATTTTATCATCGAAGTCCTCCAAGAGCTTTTTGTTTCCATTCTGGCCAATCGTCAACTATTTTCGAAGCTTCTTCTAAATGCTTCAAAAAGTTTTTTGATTGCTTGTCTCGAATTTTGTTAACAGCTTTTCTCAGAATCTTTTCTTCTTCTTCATCTAATTCATTATGAGAGATAGGATCAATGATCCATTCAGCTTTCATGTCGTCTCTTCCTAATGCGATCTATTTGTTTTGCCAAGAACCACTTTTTCGCGGAAAAATACTTTCATGCAATATTTTTAACGCCTTCATAATCCGCATTATTTATTGCTGCGTCGATTGCTTTGTCGGTCTTAGCAAGAGATTTTTCAACCTTTTGTCGCTCAGCATGCTTGCTTTTTGAATAATGTTCATGAGCTATGCTTCCATCTGCATTTAAGCCGACATTATCTGGTTTAATTTTATCAAGCTCTTTGGCTTGAACTTTTCGTTTTGCAAGAGCTTTTGCAAGCAACTCAGCTCGATTAGCAACTTCCTCTTCCACGAGGCTTTCCACAACACGTTTGCGTATCTCACCTGCTTTTTGTTGATCTTGAATAGACTCCTTAACATCAATTTGAAGTTTTACTGCTTCGGGATTAGCAGAAGGTTGAACTTCCTGTGTTAGATTTTCTGTTCCTTCAGTTACATCTGTCATAATTTTCTCCGTTAATAGTTTAGGATAAATCGTTGTTCAAATACAGGTCTATTTCTTATACATTCTGGACATAATGGTTTCTACTTCTATTTCGCGTCTTACCCAATGAAAGGAAGATTCTGTAAGTTGCAGTGCTCGTCGTACAACTTCTCCATTAAGCACTAATGCTTCTGCTTCTGCTTCAACTTCTTTAAAAATATCCTCAGCGATAGCTAACATAGTTGAGGCAAACTCCGAGGATATTTATTTGTTGGATTATAAAGATGTATACACGCCACACAAGGCCAAATTTTTCTTAATTGTTTGCGTAAACTGGACGCCTCAGATTCATAATGAACCATTTGACCATATTCGGGTTTTGCATTGACACTATATATTTGCACATCTTCTCTTCCAAAGATTTTTATCGTTAAACGATGGATTTTTAGTCGATAATCGGTATATTCTCGCAGCATCAATCTAAAATTTCCCGGATTTTTTATAAAACCGCAACAACACCCATGCAAAGCTCGTCGTACAATTTCGCCATTGAGAGTCGTAACATTGGTATCAACTTCATTGAAAATGTCTACAGCAATAGCCTGGACGGGATTCGAACCCGCGTTACCACCTTGAGAGAGTGGCGTGCTAACCGCTGCACTACCAAGCCGTATCATTAGAGTAATCTCGCTCCATCATATTGCCAGTCATAGAATAATGTTCCATTTCCAAAAAAGATTAGCGTCCTGATTTCATCTGAAGATGGTTCAACTGTTAAACAATCTGAAACACAAAGATTTTGACCATTGTAATCATAAACTCGTGCTTCATGAGCACCATTCATAAGCGTCATAATACGAGTAGCATCTCTTTCAATCGTATCACGAATATCTTTTTCTTGATCACTACGAAGTCCATGGATACCAACATACTCATCTTCTGGGGTTTGATATAATACATGAAGTCCTTTCGGATTTGGACGACGTATGGGTCGAATTGTCAACTGCTCAACGCCTTCGTTTTTGCACCAACTGGCTACCTCGTTGACCTTGGCTGGATTGTCAATCATTCCGTCCATCATCATGACACAAAGACGAATGGAATAACCCAAATCATGTAAAAATCTTATCGTACGGTCAAGGGCAGGATATGGTTTACGATAAATACGCTCGTTATGTTCTTGAGCAATTCCAACTGTAGAAATAGCAATGGTATTAAGTCCTAATTCTTTCCATTCTTCGAGATGCGTTTGGGTAGTACGGATATATTTTTCATATTTTTCAACCCCTATCTGCGTCGTCCCATGAATTTTAGCCAAATACCCAATCTGAATCGCATTGGTCTGCAATTCAATGAATGGAAATTGATCTTTTAATTGATGGAGATAAAATTCAATCTCATCTGGATAAAGAGTTGGTTCGCCTTTGCCCGTAAGAAGGACGGTTGTTGTTCCGCACATTTTAGCAAGCTGTATTGCTTTGTTAAGGTTTTGGCTAAGGTTTGTATGATTGATTCCTGGATTTTTGGGTAGATTTTCAAACTTTGTCATATGCGAAACACAAAATGGACATGCTGCATCACAAGCCGATGTCCCAACAACGATTGAAAATGTTTGAATTTTCATGTTAGCTCCAGTTTCATATACTCTTCAGCAGAAATCATGTTTTCAGAATCAATCGAATCAGCTTTCAATTTGACTAACCAACCTTTTCCAAATGCATCATCATTGATTAATTCTGGATGATCTATCAATTCTTCATTGATTTCGATAATTTCACCGGGCATAGCAGCAAAAATTTCTGATGTAGCTTTAACAGATTCTACTTCTCCAATGTTACCGTTGACATCTATTTGAGTGCCTACAGAATACAATTCAACGTATGTGATATCTGTGAGAGTATCAGCAGCATATTGGGTAATCCCAATTGTTACCGTATCACCCTCAATAAGAAACCATTCGTGAGAATTACTGTATTTTCTGTCTGTTGGTGCATTCATAGTATGGCCCTGGAGGGATTCGAACCCTCAACATTTACTTTAGAAGAGTAATGCTCGTCCGTTTGAGCTTCAGGGCTATTGTACTGGATATGGCTAGAAATGTCAAGCCTAAAATTACACCTATACCTGGGCCAGATAGGCAGTTTTTTGAAACCAATTTCGGGCAGCAACAAGTTGGCGACTTGCTAATAATCTTTGTTGCTCCGCCCAGAAGTGCTGGACAGTAGTTTCGGCTAAGAGTTGCTCTTGTACCAAACTCCAATGTTCTTTTTGTGCTTCTGCTAATTCTTGACGGGTATTTTTGCCATCGCGAATTTTTTGAGCGTATTGCTCATCTATATTTTGAATCCGTTGTGCAATGTCCCTTTTCTTTTGAACCGTTTGATAAATTACAGCATCAGGAGTTTCATCTAAAACCATGTAATGAGTGGTAACAGGATTCTGACTGTTAACTCGAAATGCTCTACCTTCAACTTGATCAGCATCTTTGGGAGTCCATGAAATATCATTCACAATAACATTGCCTACAATATTCGGCAAATCCAACCCAGTTCCAGATGAAAGAACTCCCAAAACAAAAACTTTTATAGGGGAGTTTGGGTCACGAAAATTTTCAATCAAATTGCTTTTCATAGCTGTTCCAGTTCCCTCGCCCATAGTCATAGCAACTTCCATCCCATATGGTTGAAGTTGAGCTCTAAGTGAACTTTCTAATGCTTGAGCAGGTTCCACAAAGCAGGTGAAAATCAATACCTTTTCTCCCTGTTGTATCAACTGCATGGCTTTGTTTACAGAATGTGGGACTTTTTGAAGAGCCATTTCAATACGATAGGCGGTCAATGTAGTAAGCGGAGATTCAGGAGCATCTGTTTTTTTCATGTTATTTAAACGAGTTTGAACAGCTTCTGTCAAATTTGCCCTAATATTATCATCTGTGGGTAACATTTCTGGATTACGAAAATGATCAGGCAGATCAGGCTTAACTTGTTTCTTAGTTTTGCGCTGATAAACATCTGTTAAAATCAGCATAGCATGAAGACCAGTGACACTTTCTATTTGTTCGTCTACAACTGAGCGTAGGTTCTCTTCGGAAAGTTGTTTTACTATGTTTAGTTTGGAATTAAGATCTAATTCATCAAATCCCCCATACTCTTGTCTTGTGAAATTTAAGAAATCTTTGGCACTGGATGGATCAACTAAATATTCTCCTTGTTGTCCCCTTATTTTTTTAGTTTTCATGCCGGTGTATTTCTGATTAAAACGACGAGGAGTCATAGATCCCATGGAATTTCCAACCGCAAGCAACTGACGATGTAAATCAGAAGGCTTGTTTGCAGAAACGGTTGCACTGGCTCCCCATTTAAAAGGAATTGTTTTGCCGATAATTTCTACATTTTTGGAAGTATTTGATGTAGAATTTTTAACCATATGTGATTCATCCATAATCATTACATCAAAGTTTTGCAATCTAAGTTGTTGCATAAGAGCTTCAACTTGAGCTTGTCGTTGAACTTTGTTACCTGCCATTTCAGCATCAACCATTTCACTGGCATCTTCTGCTTCTTCAGTATTCTCCATTTGATTCTCTTGTTGAGCTTGAGTTAAGACATTAATTTTACCATATGAAAGAACAAGCCATTTAGCATTGGGTTGACTCATGTCTTCGATGCGTAATTTAACGGGTGATTCTGGGCTCTGCAAAAATTCATCAGTATCAGGTAATCCAGCAACTTGTAAGATTCTTTTTGCGAATTGATTAATTACGCTTGCCAAGGTAAAGATAAGAATTTTTCCTGATGCCAGGGTAGATTTATGACCCTCTTCGGCGTCCCATAAATTTTTATCTTTAGTTCGCATATCTGCTGCAATAATCAATTGTTCTGTTTTCCCAACACCTGTTTCATCTCCCAGGAGAGCTGATTGTCGCGAATAAAGCCATTGAACTCCTTTCCCTTGTAAAGGGAAAAGTCGATAAGGATCTTGTCCTGTTTTTCGTATCCAATACTCATTAACTTCTGCTTGAAATTTTTCTTCATCAGGAATAAACATCCCATGCTCATCTTTTAACCGTTGACGATTAGCCCGTGCTTTATAATATCCATCCAAAATTCCATTAACAATTCTGCCAAGTGTAACATGCTCGGAATTTCTTAACTCAGAACCCTTCATCAAAGCTTTTTGAAATAAATCTGTCGTATCGAATTTGCTCATAGCAAGCAATTTTTGGAAATCTTGCCTTACTCTTTCCTTGCATGTAATATTCACCAGCAGGTTGGAGTAATTTCTCGCGTTTTTTTGCTCTATTTTCTCTTGAACGATCAGAAATTACTGGAGCAACTGGAGCAAATTGAGCAAATTGTTGTACAGGTTGTTGTACAGGTTGCTGTGGTTGAATCCTTTCAACAGCTTCACCTTTTACTGTAAATACCTTTTCAACGAGATCTATAAAGAGAGGTAATAAATTTGTTTGTTCGTGGGCTCCTCCAAATTGATTTAAATCAACGGCAAGATGATAATTTGTAGTGGCAGATACATTATCAAATCTGATCAAAAACTTAGAGACGCTTTGACTTGATACTTCTCCTGATTCTATTCTTTGCATAGCAGCATCTATGGCAGAAGTATCGTATTGTAGTTCTGTAAAAATTTGTTTCAATTCAGGAATTTGTTCAGGATTCAATCCTACCACCAACCAGTCATTAGGCAAAAGTTTAGCGTTACGTTGTAATGCTATACCTAATCGAGTTTGTATAGCGTGCCGAATAGGATTGTAAGCTTTGGCATTAGCATCGAGACCAGAAAAAAGAAAGGCTCTTTGTTTTTCAGGAATGTGAGAAGTCCAACTGAGAGCATAATTAGTTATGTTTCCTTGCTGTGGCATCATCTCAAAACGGGTTACTTTTTGACCCTTAGCATGTCGTCGATTTACTTGTTCTTGTGCCTGTTGTTCTCGAAGTTGTTTTCGCTGATTCAATTCACCGTTAAGACGATTTGTTTCAGCTCGTAAATGTGGAGCCATATTTTGAATATTGGCCAAACAATCCTGAATCACTTTGGCGGATAATAAAGCCTGTCCATTATTCTGTAAAATTAAATTTGTACCAGGATCATTTTGAATTGCGTTGAACCAATATACACGGGATGGATCTTGGGATGGATTGGCTAAAATCTGATTAATCATGGTTTGTAGGCTATTTATGTTGGAAACCCCAAAGGAAACAGCGATTTCGCCGCCGTGAGCAGCTTTTTTTTCCATTTGAAATAATCGAAGGAGCCAATTCATACATGTATTTGCTCCACAAAAAAGCAAAAACCTGTTTTGTGTCCTTGACTATTTTAGGAAATTATGGTAGATTAGAACCATGGAGCTTTATAAAATCATATTACACAGTTGTGAGGCCGTAGATTTTGTTGTGGTAACATTTGCTTTACAAAAAGTGATGAACTGGGAATTTATTCGTGCATATCAATTCTGCCAAGAAGCAGATCAGAATGGCACCAGTGTACTCTGCATTGCTTCTTCTCAAAAAGCTCACGATTATATTTTAGAGCTAGAAGAAGAAGGTGGATTGCTTGTCGAACAAGTTCCAATTTAATTCTGGGAGAGAGGATTCGAACCTCTGACTTCCTGGTTCCGGGCCAGGTACTCTAACCGGACTGAGCTACACCCAGTATGTGCGATGACGAGGATGTCATCGCAGAAATGCCAATTCGTGCAAATTGACATATGGCAGGTTTACCACCACAAACCCCTGAAATTTTTGCCAAAAAGAGTCAAACCTTCCTGAAGTTTCTTGTAATAGATTTTCACTTCTTCGTCTGTTAAATCATCAGGATGAATAAAGTCTCCGCCATTACTTTTGGCAATTTGCTCCATAGACCAAATCATCTTGTTGACCATTCGACACCATTCTGCATTTCTTCCACAATTTGAACAATCATCGCGGAATTCGTTTTCGTGAAATCTTTTGAGACGTGGAGCTACAAATTTTGCTATTGTGAATTCGAGACTGAAAGTATCTTCATCGATGAATCCTTGTTTGTGTCGTTGCTTCCATTCGCGCCAGAATGTTCGAGTAAAGATTCGTGGACGGTAAAAAGTAATCTTAATCATGTTATTCTCCTACACAGCGTTGTTGCTGCTCAGAAAATTGTCATTCGATACATATTATTCTCCTTCTTATTAAATCGGGATGAGAAGATTTGAACTTCCGCTCTCATGTTCCCCGAACATGCGCTTTTACCAGACTAAGCTACACCCCGTAATACCCTGGACGAGACTCGAACTCGCATTCTCCACCTTGAAGAGTGGCGACTTAACCAATTTGTCCACCAGGGCAAAACTACCCCATGCGAGTATCGATCTCGCTTCTTCTGCCTGAAAAACAGAAATCATAGCCAGTAGACCAATGGGGCTTAAATAAACATCGCGAAAGTTCTTGTTGCAAGGAATAAACGTAGAGCTCTATCCAATTGAGCTACAGCGGCGTAGTGCCACCGTGGGTATCCGACTCTCCGAATATTTATGGATATGCCGTATTCCTGGTGGCGAAATAGAAAAGCCGCTGACAGGACTCGAACCTGTAACCTCTGGTTTAAAAGACCAATTGTTTGTATGCACCAAATGTAGGTCGCGATGTCTAAAGCGTCCGACGAGAATCGAACTCGTATTTTAACGTTGGCAACGTTATGTAATACCACTATACCACGGACGCATATAAAACATCGCAAAAGTTTTTAATGCTGAAATAAACTATGCGCTCTGCCAATTGAGCTATCTCCCGTGAAAACCGATTGTCGTAATCGGGAGAACAGGATTCGAACCTATATCACATCCTCCGAATGGAATTGTTTGTATGCATTAACCATTGGTTGCGATGTCTTAAATTATTTTATATTTTTTTGCCCATTTTCGAATAGTATTATCAGAAACTCCGTATTTCCGACCGATAGCACACCATGAAGAACTCTTTATCATCTTAGCCAAAGCTTGCTTTGATGGACGATCAACTTTGCGAAAACGGCTGTTATCTATTCTAAAACATTTGTGACACATTCCAGTTTTTGCTTTACGGGATACTTCTCCATTACATTTTTTGCATTTGATCGGAGGTCTTTTATTTGCTCTTCCTGCGAATGTCGATTGTTGACTATTACAATTTGGACATAATAATCGTAAATTTTCTATTCTGTTGTCGTCTCTTGTTCCATTTATATGGTCTAATACTAAAACTAACAATTTCCCTTTCCATATCGGTTTTTGACAACATGTTGAGCATATGTTCTTCAGAATGTTGTCATTTATAAGCCTTGTTTTTAAATGACCACGATCAAAGGTGGAATTTTTAACTAGCAATTGTTCGAGAGGCATTTTCTCTTTAGGAAATTTTCTACCTTTTACAGAAATTAAAATATGAGAGAAATCAATTTTATCATCTGCGAGTCTCTTTTTTAAACTCCTAAATCGGCTTCCGCCATTCGAAGGACACAACCCTAGTTCAATAAGAATTTGGGAATATGTTTTGCTTCTTTTGACTGCTTCTTTCAAATGTTGTTTTGATATTGTCCATATTGGACTAGTTTTTATTTTATTCATATGTTCTCCAATAATGATTATACATTACTTAGAGACCACACTGGTAACACTCCTTTTTTATTTTTTGGAGTTCTGCCACTAAAGCATCTAGCGGGATTTGCACCCGCGCCGTCACTTTGGAAGAGTGAAATGCAACTACTACACTATAGACGCATAACGCACCCATTATACAATATCGCATAATGGGTGCGATTGTAGACATCCTAAATTAAACCCTATTCAATTTTTTATAACCGTTGTTTTGACCTTTTTGTTGACGTCAACAAAATGGTGTTAACCATTTTCCTGATGCCAGGAATATGGTCAAAACAAATTAATGTCCACAGAGTCTTGCCGTAGCTCACTGCTTCTTCGGTTATCCTACTTTTGTTACTACCTTAACCACAGCTTTATAAATACCGTAGTAAGGACCTAAATCTTTAGTTAATTGATCCAAATCTTCTTGTGCTTCTGATTTAGTCCAATGCATTTTCATGTTAATAGTTTTTTCAATGCCCGGAATTTTTTTATCTTTCCGATTGGTCATAATCAAAAAAACTTCTGTATCTTTCATAATTACTCCAATCCCGGCAGTGGGATTCGAACCCATCTCTTACTGTTCCACAGACAGTCGTGCTTCCATTTACACCTTACCGGGTTTTCTTAGATGTCCCTCGTCCCTCGTTAACATCGCCCATAATTCTAATTCAAGTTCAATAGCATCTTGAATCGGTTGAGGTATTTTAAGTTCTCTATTTACAAACGTTTCCTTCATACGTCGCAGATTAAATTTCAGTGAATCTATCGGTGTCATTCCCGGTGAATTCCCAATCGTTCTCATAATATTTGCAATTCGTTCTATTCCTTCTTTCGTACAACAAATCTTCAAATAGAGCCATTCAGAATATTCCGGACTCGTAATACGACGAGGTCTTTTTGTTTTTGCAAATACTTTTTTAATTTCTTCAATCATAATCGTGACGGAGGGATTCGAACCCGTCTGCCTCTCGCTTATGAAACGAGCGCTCTAACCAATTGAGCTACGTCACGTCAAACCGCTGAGCGTTACTCTTGTCGGATTCCACCCTTATCCATAAGTTTGACCCGATACGGATTACACCAAGCAACTCGGGTCAACGTTACTTGGAAGTGCTAACACTAAAAGCCTCCTGAGAGAATCGAACTCTCGTCCGCTGTTTACAAAACAGCAATTCTTCCATTGAACCAAGGAGGCACGATGGATACCCGAAAGTACCCAAAGCGATCCGGCAAACAAAATGTAGTGAACGGGTGACGATCCCGCGTCTTCAGGGTCCGTCACCCTGATGATTTCTCCAAACCGTAATCTACCACCACAAATAGAGGTCCCGATTATTTCAACCCATTCAGCCGCTCGGGACCACACAGCTTCCGGAGTATCTGGAATCATAGAGAATCGAACTCTAGTTAATTTTTCGTTGTCTCTTTGGTAACTTTATCAACCCAATGGCTACACCCATCATCTATTTTTACAAGAGGACGCTCCCAAGTCGAGTAAGTATTCTTCACTCGACCTTGATGTTCTACCGAAACAGGAGGATTTAGATAACACACATGTTTCCCTGCGCTCGTTGTTGTTTTCTCTTCTTCTATCTTCATGTATTGACAATTTTCACATTTGTTCATAACAATTTCCTTATGTTAATTCCTTAATTTTGTTCCGTGGAGTTAAGACTTTGTAATCAAATATCCATACTCCATTCACTTTTTTCAGATGCCTAACAGCGTGACAACTGTAACAAACTACTTCTAAGTTAGACATTTTATTGTTTTTTCTATTACCATCTTTATGGTGAACTACAAGTTTATATTTTTTCTTTTCGCAACATCCGACACATCCTTTTAAGAACTTTTTTTTGCATTTTTCTCGATATGAATATTCTCCATATCCGGTTCCATAATGTGCGGGCTGTATTGCTTTGCAATCTCCTTCTAAACTTTGAGCAAAATCCTTACATTTTCTGCCACAAAAATAAACTCCATGTTTTGAATTTTTAAGTTTTGAAGGAGTTATTTGCTTGCTCTTTTTGCAAATCTCACATTTTACAATTACTTTGTTTTGTTTCGCTTTAGCAGCACATGCTGTGGTGCAGTATCTCTTTTTTCCGTATCCTGGATTCGGCTTAAGTCTACGAATAAATTCAATATTACAAATTCCACAATTTGCTTTTTCTCCTTTTCTTTTATGTCCGTCGTTCTCGCAAAAAAATACTATTTCATTCATAATGAATCCCCTAATAATCTATTAGAAGATTCGTTTAAATTTTGGAAGACTCCTCTTTTGCTCCAAAGATTTTATATTCCACTGGAAATATTCGGGTACGATCCGAAAATTTTGCCGTGCAAGGGCAATGTGATCCCAATTTCACCATATCCCCTTAACCCGCAGTTCGAGACCGTCTTGACCTGACCTGCGGGGACATCAGTCTCGGGACGGAAATTTGTTATTCATTCTTCCTTTGAAAGCCGTGCAGCTCTTTCATTTTCTCGCATAATGGTTTCATACACTTCCTTGCGATGAACCGATATGTTTTTTGGAGCATTGATGCCGATACGAACTTTATCACCTCGTATATCGACTATCTTTATTTCGATATTATCTCCAATCATAATTGTTTCTTCACGTTCTCTTGACAATACTAACATTTTTGAATCCTTTCATTTTTCTGGCTCTTCCTTGAAAGCCTTGACTGCACTTTCGATCTTCTGAACGAAAGCGTTATGACATTTTGCACAAAGAAGACCTTTCCAGAGTCCTTTGTCCAGTATTAAATCACATTTCCAAACGAGTTCGAAAAAATTGATGAATCGCTTGGTTTTTGATGCTTTTAATGCTATGCCACATTTAGAACACTTGCTCATTGGTCTTGTCCTTCGACTAAATTATTTCATACTGTCGTGCCCATTTTCGAACGGCGTTGTCAGAAACTCCAAATTTACGACCAATGGCACACCAAGATTCTTCATCTATCATTTTTTTAAGCTGTTCCTTTGACGGTCTTTTGCATTTTCTCTTACTAATACTACAGCATTCTGGAGAGCAGTATCTAACAGAATGATATTTAGGCAAAAAAGTTTTTTTACAGTGAATGCATTTTTTCTTAACAATCTTATTTTGTTTTTCGCATTTTTTCAATGTTAACTCGCGATCTTTTGCATATGGTTTGTCATGAACTTCTGCATGACAATTTTGACAAAGCAAATCGCATTTATCAACTTCTTTCTTTACCACTTTCCACGATCTACAATGTCCATATCTGGAGATTGTAAAATCTTTTTGTTTTGGATCTCTGTGATGGAATGCATATGCCCCAGGAACAGGTTTGTCATAACCGCACAAAATGCATTTGCCACCTTTATAAGCAAAAAGTTTAAGTTTCTGTTTTCTTCTCCATTTTGTTACACTTATTACCCATCGTTTTCTTTTGCGTTTTAATTTTTCCTCATTAGTATTGTCATCATTCAAAGCGGAACGAGTATTGTGCTTATTGAATGGAGAACAATCTAAGCAAAATTTTCGCTTTTGAAGGTTCCTGATTTTTCCGTCAATTTCAATCTTGTTCTTAAAATCTTTACTGCATTTTTTGCATGTTGGCATATGTATACCCCTTTCAGGGTTACATACGTCGAACTGTAGTCTAAAACCTTTAACAAAATTGTTAACCTCCAAGGGCTGGATTCGAACCAGCGATGGGACTTGCGTCACGCCTGATTAACAGTCAGGTGCCTGCTACCAACTCGGCTACCTTGGATTAAGGGATTAATCTCTATTTAATTTTCAAAGAACTATCAATTTGATGGAAGAATTCGAACCTCCACCAATTGAACTATCTCGGATCATATTTACTTTTCAAAAAACTTAATAGCCTAAAAAGTTAGCTATTTTCTTTTTGGTTCGTTCTGCTTTTCTTAATATTTCTCGCAACTCCCAGTCTGGTACAATTTTTACATTTTTTATGTTGTGCCATTCTGTTGAACCGTCATATATTCGTTCAGTTAGAATCAGATGTTCTTGTTGTTCTGAATATTTTTTTGCAAGAAATAAATCAGATCCATCACCATTAACTCTACAAATCGATCCGATTTCTATCATGATCTATCCTTAATAAAAAATTCGTTACCGTCGCTATCACGGTCTACGGGCTCCGACGCGATTAAGCTTTAGCCCGCGTGCTTCCACTTCCTAACTTTCATATTCAGCATTGAGTCTTGTGAACTTGAGCCTGTCCAGACTTTCTTCTGGCTCACGGTTTTTTTAAAGCATAATCGCATGTTGCTCTTCTTAAGTTCTCGCCACTATTTCGCAAATATTAATCGGTCATCTATCAATGATACATGACGTACTAATATTGCTTTTCCTGAATATATACTCGCTTCGGCATTACACTATAACGAAAATCCGGGAGAGAGGACTCGAACCTCCAACCTCAGGCTTCCAGAGCCCGCCGTCTAGCCAATTGACATTACACCCGGTTATCGGAGTGACAGGATTTAATAATTATTAAAAGGAATCCATCACGATTTTTCCTAAAGTACTATATGCAAAAAATACAATGCTTTCAATGTAAGAATAATTTCATTCCCAATAAAGATCATAAATATGATCACAAAACAAGAGGAATGCGTCGTTCATTTTGCACTCAAAAGTGCTACAGAGCCGCTCAAGATAGTCGAACCATTATTTCTTGTGCTAATTGCGGAAACAAAAAATCAATTACTGCCTCAGATCGTCGTCAATCCAAAAGTGGTCGATCTTTCTGCAACAAATCTTGTGCCGCTACTTACAACAATAAGCTGAAAAGAAAAGTTCGCAGATCAAAATGCGAAATAGCTCTATTTCAAATGCTCACTGATGCATTCCCAAAAATTACCGTCCTTCCTAACAACAAAACTATGCTTGATGGCTATGAAGTTGATATTGCTGTCCCTTCAATAAAATTAGCTATTGAGTGGAATGGAATAGTCCACTTTAAGCCTATCTACGGACAAATGAAACTTAATAAGATTCAACAGCGAGATGCTGAGAAACAAAAAATTGCATCAAATAAAGGAATAAATCTTATCATTATTTCTGATCTTGTTTCTACTCAAACTCGTGTTAATGAAGCTTTTGTAGAAATTCAAAAAATCATTAAGCAACTTACTATTTAATTTTCAAATAACACTCCGGGAGGAGAGATTTGAACTCTCAGTCTCAGCGTCCCAAACGCTGCGGATTAACCAGATTTTCCTATACTCCGTATCTTTCTTCCCAATGCAATATTCTGTGACATTTGCAACAGAGTGTTTCACACTTAGATATTTCCTTCTTGATTTTATCTATTGACATTCCTCTGCGTGAGGCATCTGCAATAGTAAAATCTTTTTCTCCTTTGTTATGGTGAAAATCCAGAACTCTAAAATCGTCTTCGCCACACTTTTTGCATATTAATTCTTTTTTGAATTCATTCAACCATATCCTAATTTTACGCCGTCTTATATTTTTCGTCTCTTGATAGCATTTTTGGCATTTCCATCTTCGATATTCTTTGCCTTTGACAATATTGGCTATCTCAAATTTCTTTATCGGACATCTGGTATTACAATACTTGCAAATTCTTGTTTTTGGTTCCATTGAAATTTACCTCCAATAGAATATTCCAAAACAATCACCTGTTCTCCTTTGGGATACCAGATCGTTTCCCCAAACATTTTTATTTCCACATATTTGATTTTCAAAGAGCGGATTACCAAATTTTCCTACACCCGGTTTATTTTCTTTCTTCCTACATGCCAACCATTACAAAACCGACATCTATAATGCTCCAATGAGTTTCTTGTGCTTTCCTTTGCATTCATTTCTTTTGCTGCTCTAATTGCAGAAGATTCTTTTGGATACATAATTTTTATTTCACAAGAATAATGCCAATCGATTATGGAGGTATATTTAATAATACATCGATAAATAAATTCCCATAACCATCGCATTTTCATTCTCAATAGGCTGAGTGGGACTCGAACCCACGATTTCTTCCTTATCAGGGAAGCGATTTTGCCACTAATCTACCAGCCCTCTTTTTTACTATCACTGTCACTGCTAATGGTTGTTCATTTTCATCAACATCGATACAGATTTCTCCCCAGTCTTCGATGTAAGCCAATTTTGTATGATGTGCTTCACCGATTTCAACTGGTTTAAATTCTGCATCATAAATCATAAGCATAGAGTCATCGTTACCTTTTATTTCGGTAACAAATGATTTTGTATTATTAGTTATCATTTTGCACATTTTATTTACCTCAATAACCCTGGCGAGATTCGAACTCACACTAAAATCTTCGCAGGATCTCGTGCTTCCATTACACTACAGGGTTCTAATGGGCGAGGTGGGACTCGAACCCACATAACACCTCCGTGTAAGAGAGGCACTTGGCCAATTAAGTTACACGCCCTATTCTACACTACCTATGAAATTGTCAAAAAGCAAGGTTAATCCATAAAAAAAGCCCCATGAATCCGTTGTCGGACTCATGGGGCTTTTTTTGTCTTTCGACAGCCTTACAAGTCCGCACCTCCTGGCACGTTGCCTGTATTTTCGCTCATAGGCGCAATACGGGCTGCGGGGGATACTGTGGTCCCTTGATGCCGTTGCGATTGTGAGTTTGACTGTCTATTATTGATGAACATTATATTTCCTTAAATTTCGGCTCAAAAATACGTTAATTTGAGCTTGTTTTAGAAGTATACGATATTATACCGTAATGTCAAGTGGATTCTTCTATTTTTCTTTTATTTTTTCAAAAAATCTTTGAAGCAGGATTTTGGGGTCATTTTTCCCAAGTAGGAGATGGAGGTTGTTTTTCATGCCACGCAAAAATAGAAAAGGACGCTGCGGTGAACGAATTGTTGATATTTTGGATTTGAGAGAATCGAATCTTTGCGATTATTTCAATGGCAAGCGAAAGAACAGTAAACCTTGTTGTCGAAACTGTATTCATTTTCATCTTTTGGAAGTTTGTAAGAGCGATAAGATAGATCGCGTTTCAAACGACGATAGTTAAATTGGTCATGTTCATATCATATTAACGCCTTGAAGGAGATTCTATGATGTATGATGTTTACCTTGGGGGCGTTACAGCGCCCGAATGGCGTAAAGAATTCAGAGATAATGTTAGTTCTGACATTTCTATTTTCGATCCTTATATCGAAACATTTACGAAGTATAACAAGCACGATAAAGCAGAGCAAATTGCTCGTGAATTTCACTTCATGGAAGAATGTGATATTGTTGTTTTTTATTTTAATTCAAAAACAGCAAAATCTGCTCGACTTCAGCTTGGAGATGCCGTTGGACACGACAAACAAGTGATTGTTTGTTTGGACGGAAAAGTCCCTGGCAAAACGTTTATCAAACGATATTGTGAATTTCGTGGAATCATTATGGTTGATTCTGTGGAGGATCTCGTTGCTACTGTAGAAGAGTGTGCAGCTGAAGTAGAATTGTGTCAATTGTCAGAATTTGACAACATTCACAAATAAATCGTATAATCTGGTATCTAGAAGGAGTTATCGAATGTTCGTTAAGGAACTAGAACTGGAAATATCGTTAGAATCCATTCTTCAATATAAAGAAATAGCTGAAAAACATCTTGATGAGCAAAATTCGATTCTGGATGTTGCATTGGCAGGATTTGATTCCAATGGTGACGAAATATTTGGAATTCGTTTAATATCCGATGCTGGTGAAGAATGGTATGATCCTGAAGAAGATGGATTTGATTCTTTGGTAGGATGGAACGATAAGTCGGACGCTTATTTTGAATTAGAAAATAAAGTTTTACCCCAGATTGGTTATGCTATTTATCAAAAAGATTTGCAATTATTTCACAAATTCATGGGGAATTAGAAACTGAATATGAAACGACGCAGGTTGGTTGCAGGTGAAGAAGTTATTTTAATATTTGACATACAAGCTGGATTTATTCAGCAGTCTGCTAAATTTCAAGAATACCGTAGTATAATCTATAATGAGAGAAAACATGAAATTCCGGTTTTCAAACGCAAGCATGACGAGATCACTGGATTGGAATGTTTTTGGATTAAGCCTTCAGATATAGATGATGATGCTCGTATTGAACAAATTCAACGAGATCTGATTGAATTGCAATTGAAGGCATTTGAAGTGGGACAAATAACGAGTTCCAAAGTACCAGAAAAGATACGCGATAAAGAGATTCGTCAAATGGCAAATAAACATACAAAATTTAGAGATAAACTGATTGATAAATTAGGCTATGATCCACTTGATTATTCATGGGTGGAACGAGAATTGGCAGAAACGCCTATTGAACGTCTTTGGTTTAAATTCCAAAGAGAGCGAAAAGGTAGCTTTGATGACAATTGGGAGCTTACTGTAAGACACTTCCAAGATGCTCATCATAAGGTAGTAACTCCTGAAGATGCATTTGATCTTTCACGCAAATGGAAACGATATTTGATTGGTGCATGGAATACTATAGCGGCTCAAAATGCTAATATAGAAGATTGGAAAACGGCTGCTAAACGATTTGAGAAATATCATCGTGAGATTGAGACTCGCATGATGGAATGGAGCATGAAATACCAGGAAAAATATCCCCTCGCTAAAGTCAAATCTCCTGTTAATTTTCAGCATGGTCCTTATTTTAATGAGTGCATAGAAAGAGTTCCAAAGCTTTTTACAGATGCAACGTGTTTTCGATTGCGTGAAGATGTAGTATTGGAAGTAGTGTCTTACGATCCAAAATTACGATATATAAGACTCGATTTTACTTCTGATATTCGCGAAAAAATCAAACCAGGCATTCCTCAGAATGACCCTTGGCGACCGATGAGAGCAGATTATATTATATATGTTCCTCCTGAAAAAATTGATGAACAATTAGAATTTTTAGGATCGCTTGATTAGTGGGTTTTTCTCTAAAAGAATTTTATACCTTATTAGATGGATACTTAGATAGAATCCCTATAAATGCTCTAAAAGTTCATCTCAATGAACTTGATATATCTCTTGATGATGTAAAAGAATTTGCACAATTTTCCGATCAATCTTATCGAAGAAATTTAATGCATGAGGGTAGCGGATACCAAGCTTTAATTATTTGTTGGAAGAATGGTCAACGCAGTCCTATTCACGATCACAAAGGATCAAGTTGTGGAGTAAAGATTTTAAAAGGGGTGGCCACAGAAACTCTTTTTGTAACTGCTCCGAATAATTTGATTTATCCAACAACTTCAGAATGGTTATTTGAAGGGGATGTTACAGGTTCTGAAAATAGTGATATTCACCAGGTTTCAAACCTTCAAGAGGGATCGCGAAAATTAGTGACGTTGCACGTTTATTTTCCTGCTTTGTTGAATATGAATTGTTATTCTTTAGAATCGAATGAAGTCACGAAAATTCATGATCCTGTCTCTGGTTGTGGAGGTGGAATTTGATCTTGCAAATTATTTTTAAAAAATCCAGGAATCTGCTTGACATTTGTGGTATAATGAAGTATAAATTAAACATACGTCATTTTGACGTTTCGGGTGGCTTTCGGGCCATCTACTTTTTTGGAGAAAAATTATGCGTATTACCCGAAAATCTATATTTAAGAAAAGGACTCGGGGATAAGGTACGCCTACATAAGGAATATCAACCCTCGATCACTTAGGTAGTCGAGGGTTTTTTCGTGTTATGGGCAAGAAAAAGGCTGAAAAGCTACGAGTAATGATGAAAACAGATGGGTTTTGGACGGTCTGGCGTTTTGAATTCGACGTAACAGACGGACGAGGCGTGGCTTGGCACAACGCACGTGGTACTGGATCTGAAAATTCAATTGAAAAAAGTACTGGACATTTCATCAAAAAGGGTTATGCTGTAATCCCGTGGGAAGACGTGTAAAGGAGATTAAAAATTGGGAGAAGTAGAAGAAAAGCCTAAAGTTATGATTAAGAGTGAAAATGGACTCCTTCTTATTAAAAGACAAATGAAAACTGCTGATGGCGATGTTTGGTGGCAATTTTCAAAAGGTCCTGGCGATGGAAAGGCTGTGCTTCCAGCTTCTAAAATTTTTGAAGAACACGGATATGAAATCGTATTATGGGATGATAATCAAATAGCGTCTGATGGTAGTGCAATTTTTACAAACAATGATGAAGGTGAAAAAATCTAAGGGGGCGTAGCTTAGTGGTTAAAAGGGACGGTAGGTTTTAATTTTTCGTAGGTTCTTTGATAATTGAATAAAAAAAGAATGGGCTCCTAGCTCAATTGGTTAGAGCAAACGACTCATCTATATGGTGCGTTCATAAGGAAACTTTTGAAATGAACGGGATGAATTCAGGGGAACCTCAGCATGTAATGATGGTGGCAATCCTGAGCCAAGCCTGCGGTACACCGCAGGAAGGTGCAGAGACTAGTGGAGAGGTATAGTCCTCTTAATAACCACATTAGCGTCCCGCGTTCTAACGTAAAGTCGAGGATGGTGATATAGTCCAGCGAGTCAAGAAATTGACATTAAGCTGAATCGTTAGGTTGTGGGTTCGAGTCCCACGGAGCCCAGTTCTAGTAACTTGTTGTCGAATTCCCAATGGCAATTTCGACAGAATAATAGTAAGTTACTGTTAGCGTTGACTTCAGCAATAGTAGCAATTGGAAGGAAATCGGAGATTGGTTTAATGTGACAGGTTTCTACGTGTTTATTGTAACTACAGTTGAAACATACTTGGGGACGCGATTTTGTCTTCTTGTAAATTAACCTTTGATAAGGAAGTGGGAAAACTTCTAAAAACCTGCTATGATCAATGGGTAGCTTATTATCGAAATGAACGAATAGGAATTTATTCATCCCAAGAACAGGCTGTTCAAGTATGTTTCGATAGAGATATTCCTGAGTATGAAATCTACGTTCGTCTTGTAGACGTTCAGACTGAATCTGTGCTTGGTTGCCGTCCCTTGGAATGGTGCTAGATCGTGGTTGAGTTGCTGGAATCCAGTCGCCCCCAGTTTGGAAATAATTTTAACTTTTAAGGAGAAACCCATGTTTATTGATTTTACAAGTTTAATTACCGCGATTTTAGTAATAATTTTGTTCTTTTTGCAGTAGTGTCGTGTATGTGGTATGGATGATCTCGATACAGGTAAGAGAAAGTTGAGAAAAAATGACGAAGACGAGTTGGCCACCGATTAAAGATGGAACGAAGGTTGTTACTACTAAAGCTAATCCCAAGATCGACGATTGGGCTAAGGAAGTAGTGGAAGCTCGTCAATGGGGAGTTAAAGCTATTGTGATCACGCATTATGATTCACATGTTCTTAGTTATAAAGTTCGACATGAAGATGGGACTGATGGATATTACGATTCAAGCGAATTGCAGGTGGCTCAAGAAATGATTTTTATGGGTGCGGGTGAGCATAGCGAAGCTGAATGCAAAAAATTGCATGGAAGACTAGATGTAGGGCTTTCCCTGTTAGGTGGCATGCAGCAAATGGGGAGTTGCGGTGATGTTTTCGAACCTTGTACTCCTGAAGAGTTTAAGCGGCATATGGCAGAGGAAATGAATCAAGGCCATACAGTGATCATGGCAGTAATTGAAGATATTGCTTCAGCTTTAGGAGCTAAAATTCGTCGAGATGATGATGAGATGCGTTTTATTTTGGAAGTGGAAATAAAGAGAGAATAGGGTCAATGGCGTAATGGTTTGCGCGTTCGGTTGAAGCCCGAAAGGTGGCAGGTTCAATTCCTCCTTGGCCCAGTTGTTATTGGATAAATTATCTTAATTAAGGAAATTGAAATGGACATTGCATTAATTTTCGCGGCTGTTGCAATAATTTTGGCTGTTATACTGTTTTTTGCAGGAGGAAAAAGTTCAGCGGAAGAGAATCAGCCTGGTACACATTTTTCTCCACAGGCTGCTGTTCCTCCGGATCAAATGCCAGTTCGAAAAAGGGCTAACAAACGTGGGTGGAAAGCACCTGCTGGTCATTATTTTAATGAATTAGATGAACTTGTTACTATTACAGGTGATTTGGTTCTTGACTTGATCATAATTGCTCAACTTTGTGGTGAAGAGTATACTGAGCCAGCTCCAATTGAAGAGCCTGATCCAGCGTCAATGGAAGAACCTGTGGGTACAGAGACTATTGCGTCTCATCCTGAACCTGTTGAAGTAGCTTCGGATACGAAGACATCAAGTTATTCGGATACATCAAGTTATGATTCGGGTGATAGTTATGATTCAGGTGGTGATAGCGGTGGCGGTGGTGGTGATAGTGGTGGTGGTGGTGATTAAAATGGTGTTTTATTATTTAATTGTCGGACTATTGGGATACGTATTGTTATCAAAGAATCAAATAGACTAGGAAAATTGTGACCAGTGATTGGAAAATGTTTTTATTCGCATTTGTAATGGTTGCTGTGGTACTCGTTATATCGCGAGATCCAAAAGGAAGAAAATAGAATGAAATATAAACAGAAACAGAAATTTAAACGCTTGTGATGCGGGCTAAGCTATGCCTGTATTATGGGGGTATAGCTCAGTCTGGTCAGAGCATCGCACTTTTAATGCGAGAGTCGTGAGTTCGAATCTCACTGCCCCTATTAAGGAACAAAAATGGCAACAGCAATGAAAATGACGTTTAGTCCAGAAGATGCAGCTGCATATTTAAATATTTCTGTTGAGGAATTATCGAAGCGCGTTAAACGTGGTGATCTTCGATTGCATTCTCAAGGAAAAAGAAAGTACCATTTAGCTGGTGAGGTAGATGTTTTAAAATCTATGATTATTCATGAGAACAATGCCAGGATTGAAGCTTCATGGGAATCGAAAAAAGCTAAAGATTCAGTAAAAAAGAAGAAAATTTATAACTATGTCCATTATGGACAATTTAGGGATTAGACATGAAAACTTTAATTTGCGGAATTATTTTAGTTTGTTGTTGTTTTATTTTGGGTTGTCCGGCAATTGGCGTTTGCAATGCGGGCAATATTACGAATAGGACTATTCAATGCATGGCTGATTCGGATTGTCCTACTGAGATTACTTGTATTTTACCTTGAAGGATCGAATGATGAATATTTTAGCGTTTGGAATGCCCGGTGGTATTGAGCTTGTAATGATAGCTGGAATTGGTTTGTTGATTTTTGGAAGAAAGCTTCCTGGAATTGCTCGAAGTTGTGGACAGAGTATTGTCGAGTTCAAGAAGGGCATTAAGGGTATTTCTGATGGTGCCGATGAAGTGAAAGCTGACTTGAAACAGATTGAGAATGACATTAAGATTTAATTTCCGCGGAAAATGAAAAGGACTGAAATAATGATTAATAGAAGGAACTTTTTTGGAAGTGTTAGTGTGGCTGCTGTAGCGATTGGTTCTAAAGCAGTTTTGGGCAGAGATGTAACTGCAAAACCTCAGCTCACTATGGACATTACTCCTGAGAATGCCTTGCATTATGCTGAATATCTAGTAAAAGCTCCATGTCCGGAATTAGAGGATATTATAGCTCAAGATGCCCATTCTGCTTATAGATATGCAAGTTTTGTTCTTGATGGTCCCTTTACTTTGGGGGAAGTAGTCATAGCTCACTCTCGATGGGCTTATTTTTATGCCACATTTGCTCTTAAAGGTCGCTTTCCTTTGGGAGAGCCAGCTATAGCTCAAGATGCAGATTATTCCAGGTGGTATGCAGAGTTTCTTGGGGGAACATTCTTGTTAAATGGAAAAATTATCTATTCAAAGGAAACAGGATTTAAAGGCATCGGGATATAATAATATCTATGAGAACATTTAAAATATCACAATTATTTAGTGGCATATGGAGATTTATTTGCGATTTTATAGCTGCATGTAAAACTTTGTTTCGGAAATAATTATGGACAGAAAAATCAAAAGAAAGCTAAGGATGGCTACGCTCAAAAATATAGCAGCGGTTTTATGCACTATAATAAGTTTTTTCTTTTTTGCAGTATTATTAGTTGAAACAACCGGGTTTGCAACAGGGTAATATTTTCAAAACCAGAGTTTCCAGGCGTAATCAATTCCTTAAAAATAACACTTGATTTTCCATTAATGGTCATGTATAAACATATATGACTGTTAATCAACTTTGGACAAAATATCAAAAGAAACGAACGGACAAGTATCGCAACGATCTTGTTTTGCACTACTCCTTTCTTATTAATTTTTACGTTAATAAAGTATCTTGCAAAAATAAACATGTACAAGAAGAAGAATTATCTGGAGCAGCTTATTTGGGTTTAATCGGAGCTGTTGAAGCTTTTGATCCTGAAAGAAAAATAAAATTTGAAACCTTTTGTAAGCGACGAATTTATGGTGCGATTATAGATTGGTTACGTGAACTGGATTTACAATCTCGAACTGTTCGAATATTTGAAAAAAAGAAACAACAAGCAGAAGAGAATCTTTCTCACAATGGATATTATGGCGAGACTGATATCGCAGACAAAATGGATATTAACTATAAACGATATAGCATGTTAAATAAGCTTCTTTTTCACGGGAAAGAAGTTCGTATCAGTGCGTTGCAAAACAATAGTAAGTATGGAACCAATGCCAATTGGGCAGATTCCAATATTTTTGATAATTGGGAAACCGAAGATACAAGAGAATCCGATCCTACGTCTTCGACTAATCAATGGCTTCTTAAAGAATTTATAACTGAAAAATTAGGATGTCTTGAACGTAAAATTTTGGTTCTTTATTATTTTGAAGGTTTGATTATGCGTGAAATTGCACAAGAATTGGGCTATAGTGAGTCTCGAATTAGTCAGCTACATTCAGAGGCTATAGTTCGTGTTCGGAGCAATTTGAAAAAGAACGAATTATTGGCAGAAATATTTTGAGAAACAAAACAATGGCTTGGGTTTCATCTGAAGTAACAAAAAGTATTACACTTGTCGAGGCGGTTTGCGGACATTGTCAAGCAATCAACTGGTTGGCTGATGAATGGAGTGAAGACCCATCTAAAGTAGATAACGATGGTATGACCTGCTGGAGTTGTGAGCAGGAGAGTTATTTTCATCCTTATGTTTATAGCGTCGATACAGGTGTTCCAGAAGAAAACGAAGCTATCGAGTCGGGGGACGGCAAAAAAAGTATTTTAGATGCAAATTATATAAAGGGGATGAGAATTGGACGTCGTGAAACTACAGATGAGTACAAGAATTTAGGAGCCTGGGAAGCCCAGATTATAGGTCTGCCTCAAGCTCGTTGTTATGGAAACTCAGATCCTGAAGCAGTAGGAAAATTGATCCTTACTTTTAGAAAAGAATATCCTGGTGATATTGAATTTTGTGATCCTTCTGAAATGCAGGATCAGAGAATTTGACTTTTTATTTTTTGTTACCGATAATGAAGTGTGTAATGAATCCGTATCCAAAGGAGCGCGGGCATGCAAAAACAATCTCATCGCTGGCTATGCGAACGCCTGGACGTGCCAGCTTGCAGGAAGGCGCAGAATCGCAACCTGTGGCTCTGGAGACCGTGATGGTTGTGCTCCTTTGAGTGCGGATTCAATTTTAGAAGGAGAAACAAAATGGAAATAGATCCTACACCATATCTTGGAGTCGTTGGAGCTATTATTATGTGGTTTGGGCTAATTTTTGTAATTAGCATTATCAAAGGTTTTATCGTTCAGGGTACATCTATTGCGATTTCAGAATGGTTGTTAAAAGTTGGTGATGAAAACTCTCAGGAGCGAATTTGTCGTTGGCTCGGAGATAAAGAGAAGATTCTTGCACATTTAAAAGAAATAAAAGCCAAGGAAAACTCTTGACATTTTGACGAAACGTGGTATAATGACGAAAATTGGAGAAAAATCATGAAAATGACGCTTTCAAAAGCTATGAAACACAAAAATCGGGTTGCCCAGAAAATCTCAAAGATTTCGGGAGAGATCCAAAGTCACAACAGCATTCTTAATGTGAATGAACCCGAAGTGAACGTATTGAAGCTAAACAAAGCAAGGACCATTCTCGTAGAGTATTTGGTGAATCTAAAAACAGCCATTCACAGGGCATCGGATAAAGTTCGTCATGACATCTTCACAATGTCTGAATTGCGACAATCGATATCTTTTTATCGTTCAATCAATACTCAACATGGCAAAATTCAGTCTCATAGTTTTGGGTCTGGAGATGATTTTATTGAGTACAGAGCAGCTATACGCAGAGATACAGTTGAAAGCTCTGTAAATCTATTAGAAGCTTCGATAGATGAAATTCAAGATAAGCTTGATGCATTTAACGCGACTGAAATAATCGATATCAATGTTCCAGAAGAGATGTCTCGTCCTATTTAGGGTGCGGACTTTTGGGAGTGTTGAAGCGAACGGAATAATGTGGCGTTGTTTGATGAAAATCATACAATGAAACCTATGCAATGGGTCAACCTATATCGTGATCTGAATTCAAAATTCACGATTTAAGGATGCAAAATTCAGGGCATACCAGCCGACATCAATATGCAAAATTCCATTCTGCTACAACTTTTCGAGTCGCTTCGGCGGCTAGCTTCAACCTCCCTCTTCTTTTTCTCCTTCTATGTATAATTAAGAGAAAGGAGATTGTTATGGGAGAAAGCATTATTTTTCCGTCATTAACGGATCAGATGGTTTTGGGGGTATTCAAATATCTTGTTGAAGCGGAGTTGCGTAAAAGCGTCCCTGGCCACACAGATTTTCGATTTGGTTGTCAAGAAGGAATGATAGCCTCAATGGTCATTATGTTTGGACAAGCAGACGACGCTGTTGCGGAAAAGGCGTATGATCAAGGTGTTTCTTGGTCACACATAATTGGTGACATCAAAAAAGATTTACAAACTTGGGAAAATGCACTCGAAAATATGGAAAACCATACGCAGGTTGATTTCGAAAGTTTGCAAGATGCTGTAGACAAAGCTGTAAATGATTATGCTCTAAAGCATCCCAAGAAGCTTGGAGATGCTCTACGAGTAAACCTCTAGGAGCAAGATAGTGTTAAGCCCAATTGGTAATCGACGCATTAAAGCTAAAAAAGATGCGTTTGTTAAATTAGTAAATGAACACAAAGAGAAAAAATGGGTTATTTGTAGTCACGATAATCCTGATCCAGATTCAATTGCCTCATGTTTAGGCATGTCTCATATATTAGGTTTTCTCGGCGTTGAAGACACTGTTGTAACTTATTGTGGAGAGATTAGTCATCCTCAAAACAGGGCAATGATTAATGTTCTGCAATTAATAATTACCAAATGGGAGGATTTAGAACCTCCTGACAACGAGGCAATTTATGTTTTCGTAGACTGTTCTTTTGGACAAAAGAATATGTCTATTAAACAACAGATGCCTAAAATTGTGATTGACCATCATAAAATACCCACGAATAATAAAGAGGTTCTTTTTTTGCACGATGAAGTTGGAGCGTGTTCTACTCTTGTTTTGGATTTAGCGTTATCAGTAACGCAAGAGGCAGAGGCAGAGGCAGAGGCAGAGGCAGAGGCAGAGGCAGAAGATAAAGAAGAATTGCAATGTTTCGATCCTGACGAGGATGGTACTAAAGAATTAGCTACAGCGTTGGCTATTGGGATAAAGACGGATACGTTGGATTTTTTAAATGAGACGACAACGCCAGATGATTTTCAGGCGTTTCGCTTATTGGGTAGACATCTGAGTGATGAGAAATTTGGAAGAATAGTTAATTATGAATTTCCTCCTTATGTGCTTGACTATGAGCAGACGGCATGGGAGAATAAGAGACCTGAATTCCAGCCTCATTTTATCACTGGTTTGGGATATATCGACGCAGCTCAGTCGGATTGTATTCCAACGATTGCCGATAAATTTATGCGTATTCAGGGCGTACAAACGGTTGTCGTTTATGGAGTTGTAGAAAATGGAATAAGAGCGAGTGTACGAACTTCAAGTGCATCTTTGGATTGTCAAACGCTTTGTGATGATGTTTTTGGAAAAGGAAATGGCGGCGCAAAACATGGAATTGGCGGGGCGTACGTCGCGTTTAATGTATTTTTTCCGCAAGAAATGAGTGATGAGGATCGTAAATCGCTGTGGATTTTAATAAAATCTCAAGTCGAAGGTCGATTTGAGAGAGCAACTAATAAATAGGAGAATCCTAAAAAAGGACGTATGTAATTAGGGAGAAAAATTATGTCAGTATTAAATAATGACGTTTTATGGCTTACCAAATCATGGTTAGCTCATGATTCGAAAACTGTTGAAGATTCATTCAAGACAGTCTGTTCGGATCGTGGACGCTTTCTGGACAAGGATTATACCCCTTATGATATTGGAAGCTGGATTAATCTCCCTGTTGAAGACGGAAAAGAATTCATTCAACTTTCTCGTACGCGAATTAGGGTTCCGGAAATTATGTTATTGGCGAACTATAATCACATTCCAGTAAGGACTGTGGTATTTTGTCGTAGAAATATTTGGCGTCGAGACAGAGGGCGTTGTTTTGTTCCAGAGACTCTAATCTTGATGGAAAATGGAGGATTTCAACCAATAAACTCCATTGAAGTAGGTGATAGAGTTTTAGATGCAGAGGGGAATGTGCAAGATGTTGATTTTGTTTTTTCTAAGCACACAAATGATGACCTCGTTGTTTTGCGTCATCGAGGCAATGGAGATTATCTAACTTGTACTTCAGATCATAGGATTTTAGTTTCTGATAAAAATTTCAACACCAAATGGGTAGAAGCTGGAGATATTACTACTAATGATTACTTGTTTGAGTTGAGTCAAGTCCCTCATCTCCAAAATATCCAAAATGGCAGAATTCCTCGTCCTTTGGATTTAAACATAATTTGTAATGCTCTGAAGAATTTAAAATATACTGATCATACTGTTAGAGATTATAATCGAAAGACGGTACATCGTCATGTATCTATAGATGAAAAATTAGGACGTTTTGTCGGATACTTTCTTGCTGAAGGAAATGTATTTGATAACCGTGTTACTTTCTCTTTGCATATTGATGAAGACGATTTTGCAAGTGATATACAGAAACTTATAAAATCTATTTTTGATGTAGATGTTTCTCTGAAAAAGTTCCCGGACAAACACTTACAGCAGGTAATTTGTAATTCTTCTATTATCGCCGAATTTGTAAGAAATTGGTGTTTTCACAATGCCGAAAAAAGAGTTCAATCAAAAGATCTTCCAAGAAACTATTTAAAAGGTATTCTCTATGGGATATTACGAGGGGACGGAACTTTTAATGAAGATCAGTTCCGCGCGACTTTGATGATGAAGACAGAAAATTTAATTCGTGATATTTATCTGGTATCACATTTATGTGGTATTAGAGCAACTTTGTCAAAAACTGGACGCCGAAAGGATGGTCGCAGTTATAAAAGTGTTATATATAATGCTCAAGAATTTAACAAAATAGCACAAGTTTGTATGTTAGAAAAAAAACAGTACACTAGAAATAGCAAAGTTTATATCTAAAGTAACTTCTGTAGCTCGTATGCCATATAGCGGATTAGTCTATGATTTGCAAGTTAGTGGATCACACACTTATGTGGCTGATTTTGTTTGTGTTCATAATTGTCAATATTGTGGTTTTGAACCAAGGGTTGACGATGTAACGATGGATCATGTCCACCCAAGATCAAAGGGTGGCTTGTCTACGTTTGACAACGTGGTTCTATGTTGCACCGCTTGTAACCTTAAAAAGGGCAGCAGATCGCTTGCGCAAGCTGGTATGCGACTTCAAAAGTTGAAGAGGTATTCTAACGGAGAATGGGGTACGATTCACTATGACATTCCTAAACGTCCTATGTGGAATCCTCTGTATGCTTTGAGGCGTAGGACGTATCCGAAATCTTGGGGAGCGTTTTTGAAGCATTTTGATGAGTCCCTATATTGGGAAGTAAAACTGGAGGAATAGTGGAAGCGATTATTGATTTTTTAATTTCCAGCAAAGCGATTATTGGTGCTGTTGTTGGTCTCTTAGAAGGCGTAGTCGTTCTGATTAATCTCTGGCGTAAATTGACTGTAAAAAATGAGGGAGAAGTCGATGTAATGTCGGCTTCTCCTTCTAAATTTAAGGCTTTTATATGGGTTTGCAATCCTGTTAATGTTTTTCGTAAACCCAAATAGTTTCCTTGTATAATATGCTCTCAACGAGAATATTATTAAGGAAACTGAAATGCCCGAAATTGTTACTGATCATGAAGTCCTGCGTCGAAAATCTGAGCCTGCCAATGATTTAGAAATTGGCGATCTTATCCAACAATTATCTATTAGCATTCCTGCCCATGCTCTGGGACTTGCTGCCCCTCAAATTGGTATTCATAAGCGCATCTTCCTGGCGAATCTTTCGTCTGGTTCATTTGCTTTTATTAATCCTGAAATAACATGGACAAGTCCCGATAAAATTCCATCTGAGGAATCTTGTTTATCATTACCGGGAATAAATCGTTGCGTAGAAAGACATTCACAAGCAACTGTGTCATGTTATAAGCTTATAGACATGAAAACTGGAGATGTCGTATTCGATCCAGAGCCAATGAGATTAAAAAATCGTGATTCATTTATTGTTCAACATGAAAACGATCATTTGAATGGTGTGTTAATAATAAATTTACCTCTTGTGATGACAGTTGAAGCAAAGCGATTAGCAAAAGAAGAAAACAGGAAGAAAAGAATACAAAAATCCCGCCTTAATAAACCTCCCCCAAAGCCTCCCAAAATGAGCACTTCGAATTTAATTAAGAAGAAACGTAAAGCAAAAAAAACAAAGAGAGAGCAACGTACTGCAAAACGGCAAGATAAGATCCGTGTCGAGATTCAAGAACGTTTCAATGCGGAGAAAAAAGGTCTTTTTTCTAAGAGTGAATCTTCTACATCTGACGCTGCAAATGAGGTTAAGCAAGACTGATAATATGTTTTTGCCGAGCTCGAAAACAGAGGCAGGAAATGACCTTGCTTTGGACAATTTATACCACTGCGAAATTGATAATTATAGGAGATGCCCATGTCGCCATTGACGCCCGTTGCTCAACAAGTGTGTGAAAAACGTTACTTTCAAAAAGATAAAGATGGAAAAATAATAGAGGATTGGAGCCAATTGGCTTCACGCGTAGTTAGCCATGTTTGTAAAAATGAAGACGATGATTTTCAGAAGAATATTTATGATCTAATATATAAGACAGAATTTTTACCCAATTCACCCTGTTTAGTAAATGCTGGAACTACTACCAAAAGCAAAGGTTTAATGGCATGTTTTGTCACTAAAGCACCAGAAGATTCGTGGATAGGAATGTTGGAAAATATTGGTAACTTTGGACATATTGCCAGACAGGGTGGTGGTTGCGGGGTAGATTTTAGTAAAATCCGTCCTGAAAATGATCCTGTTTTTGGTTCAACCCATGCCAAAGCATGTGGACCCATTGAACACATGAGAATGATTTCTGAAGTTATGAGTTCTATTACTCAATCTGGATTTCGTGGCATGGCCTGTTGCTCATATGATACATTGATTAGCACGGACTCTGGATTTATTCAATTGGGAGAAATCGTCGAACAAAGCATGATTGGGCTTGGCATTCATACTCAATTTGGACCTGCCACAATTACTAATGCTTGGTGCAATGGAGAGAAAGAAGTTTTTGAAATAATTACTGAAAAGGGTAATAAAATAAAACTTACTGGCGATCATAAAGTCTATGTAATTGATAGATATAACGGAAAAAATCATGGAAAACTTACCAAAAAAATAAATCAAATTGGGGTGTGGAAAGAAGTTAAAAATATTGATCTGCAAAATGATTGCTTAGTTCTGAATCTAGATGAAAAACCTTTTGCAGCCAAATATCAATATGTCAATGGAATTAAAGTGGATGAACAATTATCATCTTTAGTATCTTATACGAAGTGTGATGGGCTCTTCAAAAGGTACAATAGTTGCCAAAGATTGGAACTGGCGCTAGATTCTAAAGAATCCATTGATTATTTTATGATGACTGAACATGTTCATTTTAATCAACTTCCCGAACGAAGCAATGGAATAACAGTTTTAAGAAAAGAAGGCAAATCCGTAGAGTTTTTGAAGTATTTTGGAGAATTCGGAACATATCATTGCGATATTCCTTCTGTTATATTTAAATCTCCCAAAACTGTTGTATCGTCTTTTATTCAAGCTGCATTCGACGCAGAAGGCACAGTGGATGTAAGCGATGATAGGTGTCGTATTATAACTGGTATGACTAGCATTGAATTTGTTGAAGATTTACAAATTCTTTTAGGCATGTTCGGTATTCAAAGCCAACTAAGACGAGATGTAGTACATGTGAATAAAGATGGAATCACCCGTCATAATATGCATTATCTAAGCATTAGTAATAAATGGCACGTTAAAAGATTCATGGAAGAAATTGGATTTTTGTCGAATCGCAAAAATGAAGCTGCAAGAAAAGCATTAGAAAAAATGAATTTTGATAAAATTGGACGTGGCAACACTCCTTCTGCCAAAATTATTCACCGAATTGCTCGGATAGATTCTTTGGGAGAAATGCCCGTTTATGATATATCTACTTCTAATGAAACTTTTTTGGCAAACAATTTAACTGTTCACAATTGTATGTCGTGTTTACGTGTTGATCATCCGGATATTCTGAAGTTTATTATTTGCAAACAGCGTGATAGAGCTTTAAAAACTTTGTTAAAAGAAGATATTTTCAATCATTATGATGCCCTAAAAGGGAATACGGATGAACAACTGAATGTAGTTCTAGATAAATTTATTTCTAATTTTAATATTAGTGTGTTTACAACTGATGATTTTATGCAAAAAGTAGAAAATGATGAAGAGTATGATTTGGCATTCAATGACAAAATCTATCAAACAGTTAAAGCTCGCGATATTTTTGATATGATTGTTAAAAATGCTTGGCAAAATGGCGATCCAGGCATGTTGTTTCATAATACTATTAATGACGGTCCTTATAAATATTCTAAACAAAAAATTACAGCTACAAACCCGTGCGTTGTTAAAGGCTCTTTAGTTGCTGGAGCACTTGGATGGGAGCCTGTTGAAGATATTAAAGTTGGGGATAAAATTTTCTCCCAAGGTCGTTTGGTCCCGGTTACAAGCATAGAAGTAAATGAAGACCACAAGGTTTTCCGTGTTGAGTTTACTGATGGTGATTATATCGATGCGACTGCTGCACACCGATTCAAGTGTGTAGTTGATAAACAGTACCAATATCTTCGGTTGGACGAAATAGGAGAAGGACACCGAGTTGTTGTGGAACCTATTGATATTGACCAAATGGAATATAGAGGCATAGGATACTTGACATCTTATGCTCTGAATAACAAAGAAGAGTGCAAAGGTAACGACGAATTTTGGTCGCAAAGAGATTTAGGATTGCTTGTAGGAGCTGTCTTAGGGGATGGCTGTTTTACAGAACGCAAGACAAATCGAAAAATGGTTGATGTTTCCTTTGGAAGAGCAGAGTCTGATTGGCAGTCGAAATACTGCGAGCTTTTAAAAAAATATGGTGTTTCGTATTACAATGAAACTACCAACCAAACTATCAGAGTTCGAAGTAATTATCTTCTGGAAATACTTGAACATGCGGGAGTGCAACGTAATAAAGCTCCTAAAAAGAAAATTCCAGATAAATTTATGCATTCTAACGATAAAGAATTGCTGGCGGGAGTATTGGATGGACTGTTTAGTACAGACGGGAATATGTCTCTCAAAAAAGACAATCCGATGCTTCGACTGACTAGTTCTAGCTACGAAATGTGTCGTCAGGTACGACGTGTCTTACTGTCGTTTGGAATCCATGCAAAAATATACAAAACAGAGAGAACGTCACATATTTACGACGATCCGAATTGTGGTCCTCGGGAAATATCTTCTGAAAATCCCAAATATGATGTAGTCATAATGAACGTTGGCATTAGGAGATTTGCAGACAAAATAGGACTGACTCATCCTCAGAAAAATGAGAAACTTCAAAAATGTGCCAAAAATTATCACTATATTGGCGATGCAGGTGTCTCGAAGATAAAATCCATAACTGAATTGCCTGGGTTGCATACCGTATACGATCTTTTCGCTGAAGAAACAGACGAATGGAACGTTAATGGGTACATACAACAGGGGTGCGGGGAACAACTTCTTCCTTTTTTTGGCAGCTGCAACCTCGGAAGTGTCGATGTTTCTAAGTTTTATAATGAAGACAGAGAAGTGATGGAATGGACTCGTTTGGGGAATGCCATAGAAACAGCAATGCAATTTTTAGACAATGTTATTGACGTTAATAAATTCCCTACGCCAGATTTTGCAAAATGGGCAAAAGAAAATAGACCTGTGGGTCTTGGAATTATGGGTTGGGCTGATTTATTACTCAAAATGAAAATCACTTACGGCAATGAAGAGTCTTTTAAATTTGCTCAAAAAATAGGACGATTTTTTGAAAAAACTGCTCATGAAAAATCAGTCCAATTAGGAGAAGAAAGAGGTACTCCTAAGTCATGTAAATTTAAAGAATTAGATTTTCGTCGGAATGTAACGACTTTGTCTATTGCTCCAACGGGCACTATTAGCTTATTAGCAGGATGTTCAAGTGCGATAGAGCCCGTGTTCAGTGCCACTATTTATCGATATGACAATACGGGAGCGAAGGAGATGAAACACCCTTATGCGAAAAAATCATGGTTTCGCTGTGCTTCAGATTTAACATGGGAAGAGCACGTAGGCATGCAGGCTGCATTCCAAACTTATATCGACTCTGCAATAAGCAAAACGATCAATCTTCCTAATTCTGCAACAATTGAAGACATCTCTAATGCATATATGATGGCTTGGAAAAGTAAATGCAAAGGCATTACGGTCTATAGAGATGGATGCAAATCAACACAAGTTCTTAATACTTCCAAAAAAGGAATGATGGGTAGCAATAATGCCAAACCTCGTCCTAAAGAAGTTGAAGTTGATATATTTAAAACAAAGGCAGATGGATATGATTGGCATGTTATAGTGGGAAAAGTCGATGACGTTCCTTATGAAGTATTTGCTGTTAATGGGAAGCAGGAGCTTCCTAGTTCCGCAAAAGTAGTTAAACGAAAGAAGCTTCATTATTCTCTCATGACAGATAAAGATGAAATTATTATAGATAATCTTGGAATGGAAGAAGATGAAATCCATCCTAGAATTGGAGCAGAAACGCGACGATTTAGTTTAGAATTACGTCATGGTATCGATCCTAAAAACATTGTAACTGCGATAGATAAATCTTCAGAGGTAGTAACCAGTTTTACTAAGGCAGTGGGACGGATACTCAAAAATAAATACATTAGTGCCGAAGATCTTCGCGAGATTTCAGGCATCCCGTGTTTTGATTGCGCTAAAAAGGGTAAAAATGTTGAAATGATTTCGGAAGCAGGGTGTTGGAAATGTCCCGTATGCTTTTCGAGTAAATGTGGCTAATGTTCCAAAAAGAGGAATCCCCCTCTTTTTTTGTCTAATGTGTGTGTATGGCAGAAACAGGCAGTTTAGGGTTTGCCCCGACATTACATCAGATAACTCCGGAGAGAGTTGCGTTTATTTATAACACGAATGATCCTGACTCTTTGGAGGTAGCTCAATATTATCGTGATAAACGATCAATTCCCAACGCGAATCTAATTGGGCTCGCTATTACTGTACCTACCCAAGGAGCCACTGGAACAACTTGTGAAACTGTTTCTCTCAATGAAACAACTTATTTATCCCAAATAGAAACCCCCTTATTATCTGCCCTCGAAACTTTAGGAGCTGATTTTTCAACAGATGGATCAAGCCCTATTTGGGTTATTGTATTAGGATTTGGAATACCCCTGACTTACAATGATGGGGGAGAATTAATAGCTATTGCTAGTCGCCTCCATCGTCTTGGTCATTCTGTTAGTCATAAATTTTCCAATCATACCTATGATCGTCGTGGATCTTTTAAATTTTTTGATGACACTGACGCAACTGAACTTTTCATCACCGCAGTTTTAGATGGACCTACTAAAGAAGTTGTTAAAAAATTAATTGATAGATCTCTTGATGTAACTAATCAAACTTTCATTACTGGAGATCTTTTCATTGATCCATATGGAAGAAAAACCACAAGTGCGGATACAGAATACGAGCAGGACATACTGGATTTCGTCAATAATGAAATTCCTAATTTAGGAATCGAAAGTCAGTTGACGACAGATATAGATGACCCATACCAAGAGCCCACTGTAAAATCTTTGTCTCAAGATTCATTTTATTGGGGATGGTTTAATCCTACATTTTCTCAACAGTTATTTTTGAACCAAAATGAAAGAAGAGCATTTTTATATAATGCAGATGATAGATCCGCATGTAATATTCACTTTTTAAACAATAATTCTGCATTTGATGAAAATGGAAGTGATTTTTGGTGTAACCTGGCTATCAATGTTGAACCAGGATATGCTTCATGTGCCGGGTCAATAGATGAACCAGGCTCAGATGCATTTTTGCGTCCCACCCCTTTCTTTCAAGCTTTGCATCAAGGAGCTACTCTGGGAGAAGCATATTTGTTCGCTTCTAAATTTGTTAGTTGGAAAACGGTCTTAATTGGTGATCCACTTATGACGGTGAATTTTCCTGTAGACATTCCTTCTGATCAAGATGTTGTTTTTCAACTTATTCCGAATAATGAAGCTATATTATTAGAAAAAAATGTCATAGAAGAATCATTGGCTTGGGGTTCTCGTCAAACACGAGTGCTCAATGAGATACTTGACAAAGTTGTGGTTAGTGAAGATTTTAATGAAGAACTAAGTTTGCTTATTCCTGCAAATAGGTGGTTTAATCTTAAAAATACTAAATCTCAAACAGATATTCACTTCATTTTAGTGTCGCGTTGGCTGAGATATATTCAAGCAACAACTAATCTTTCTGTTAATCAGTGGTTAGAGGAAAATTTACACAAAGTTACTCAACGGCTAAAAGATGTAATTCAAGAGACTGGGGTAGCCACAATTCCTGCAAGCTCAGTTTATGATTCAGGATTTTGGGAATTCACATTTAATTTTGTTCATCAAGAATTGACGTTAGAAGACATTTTCTTTAAATTAGAGATTTCTCGCGATGAATCATTTAGCCCTAAATTAATGGATATAAGTTCAGCAGGGAATACTACTGGTTGGAAATACGAAGGACAACCCTTCTTATTTATTCAAATGCCAGATAGTGGATTCCCCTCAAATTTCAGTGGAAGAAGAGTGAGGTTTTCGTCCCCAGAGGTGAATTTTCTCAGAAGTACTGAAGTGTATTATGTAAGATGGACTGCCACAGATAGTACTGGGGCTTCTTTTCCAGGAGCTACAGCAACGCAAAGAATAATAATTGGGACCTAATGATTACTGACAAATTTCAATTTTATAGTGATTATTATGCTTTCGCAGCGGAAGCAGGCATTAACAGGGCCCGCGCAATATTTCCGGGTATTACCACATCTACTCTTGTAGATGTTTCTACTGTTATCAACCGACCGAATTCTGATGTAGCAACGGCTAATATGACCCGTGCTTTTGATACTGCTTATGAATATTTATGGTCAGATGGACAAGAACGCGGATCATTACAAGATTCTTTTTTTGCTTTATCTCGATACATCTTGCTAACTGAAGAAGTTGATATAAATACTTTTCTTACGAACCATATTTTGCAAGTTGAACCACTTTACGCCACACTAGCAAACATCTTCGGAGAATCGATTATAAGTGGCAATATAAAGTAATGACAATTAAAATGACAAAATACAAAGAACAAAACACCTCTGAAGAGTTGGTCTCGTTACTGGAAAAAATCAAAACGGTAGTTAAGGCGAAAAGCAATGAACAATATATTCCGAATATTATTGAGTTTTGTAACTCTCCTTATTATTTGAATCTTCCTGGAAACAACGTCACACTTTACCCTATGCAACAGATTATCTTAAAAGTATTTTATAAAGGTCAACCAGGTAATGAAAAAATTGAGTTGACTGAAGAAGAAATACAACTTTTATTTGAATTAAAATTAGATAATGTTTTAGAAAAATATCATGGTGAAGATTTATTCCGTGAATTAGTTTTAGTTTTAGGACGTCGAAGCGGAAAGGACTTTTTAGTTTCTCTAATGGCTCTTTATGAAGTTATGCGTCTTTTAGAAATTCCTGGTGGATCACCGTTTAAATATTACAATATAGCTGAGGGTAACCCTATCTTTATTTTAACAGTCGCTAACTCAGCAGACCAAGCTCGTATTCTTTTTACCGAAATTAAAGAGAAAATGACTTCATCAGAATATTTCCGGGATAAAGTAGGACATATTGAAGCAGATAAAATTTCTCTACGTACTCCTCAAGACATAACTAAACAAAAAGATCTACTTGAGGATGGTCTGGATAACGCTGCCTCTAAAATCAAAGGTTCAGTGGTTATTATGTCAGGTCACAGTAATAGTGAATCTTTGCTTGGTAAAAGAATTTATGCACTCCTGCTGGACGAGGTGGCATCGTTTAAATCAACAGGCGGGAAAACGTCTGGTGACCGTATTTATTCAGCCCTTAGTCCTGCTACTGCCGACTTCGTACGAAAGACAGGAAGAATAGATGAAAACGGCGATGAGATCGCAGTAATGGATTCCAAAATCATTAGTATTTCTTCTCCACGATCTGAAGAAGGTATGCTGTTCAAATTGTATAATGATACTCCCAATGCGATAAGTAGAGTGGCGTTTAAGTTGCCAACTTGGAAAGTAAGTAAACAATGGAAAGAATCTATGCTTCGTCAAGAATTTAAATTTATGAGCATAAATGATTTTAACATGGAATTTGGAGCAGAATTCTCCGGCACAGCTGGAGAAAAATACATACCTGATCACTATGTAGATGAGGCTATAGAAATTGGAGCAGAGTTAAAATTATCTCAAGCTATCTCTGGAGTTCCCGGAATGGTATATTATGCCCATCTTGATCCTGCATCCACAAGTCATAATTACGCATTAGTAGTTCTTCATACAGAAGAAAGAATGAGGTTAGCCGAACGTAATGGGCAGATTATAAAAGAAAAAGCCAAAATGTTTATTATAGATCATCTAAAATGTTGGCAACCTTCAGGCGGACAATCTATTAATGTTCATGAAGTGGATCAATATGTAGTTGATTTAGCCAGACGTTTTCGATTCGCTATGGTGTCATATGATAACTGGAATTCTCAAGCCAGCGTTCAACTTTTGAGACGGAAGGGTATTCCAACGAAGATTACGCCATTTCGTCGTGAATATAAGATGAAAATCTATAGTCAACTAGAAGATTTGTTGGTTAATCATCAGCTTGCTATACCTCGTAAAAATCCATATTCAGAAACAATGGAAATGGAACTAAAATGTCTAAAACGCATTTTCTTGCCAACAGGGTTTAAAATAGAACCTAATCCAGAAGCTCAGATTACGACCGATGATTTTGCGGATGCTCTCGCAGGAGCTTGTGGATCGGCATCTGAAAGTATGTATACCGGATATCCTCAAGGAGGACTTGTAAATATGCCTCAATCTCCATCTACGGGGTCGAATAGCCAATGGAGAATCGGGAATGCCAGTTATAGTGACCAGCAATGGCGTCTCTGGAATCGTAAATTTGGAATCTAAAAAGGAATTAACCTAAGATTTAAGAATATATAAGTGTTCTATTGTGGAGAAAAACATGTTTAACATGAAAAAACATACAAAATCGGCTCAGGCACCCTATGAAAAATACCATCGGGATGAGAATTTGGGACCAAAAGCAAATGATGATGCCCCAATTTCGGAAAAACAACTCCCACATCGCGATGGGTTTGAACAAAAAATAACTGAAGATCAAATGAAAGATAAGCATGAATGGGGCGACAAAGAAAAAGCAAAACCCATTGAAAAATTATTGGAATCTGCTACGTCAGCCTATGTTAAGCATCGAAGTGATGCTGGAGATTTGACTGTTCCCCCAATAAACGCTCTAGTTGAAAAAATCCGCCAAAAAAGATTGGCTGAAGATTATAAAGTAGATAAAAAATCTCACTGGAGCCATACGTTTAACGAAAAGAAACAACAGGGTTCTTTGCCTGCATGGAGTAAAAATGCTCCGCAACATGGTAACCATTCTCTATGCAACGATCCTGATCGTTTTTCTGGAACTAACGATGATCCAGTTAATTTCCATAAAGATAATATTCACCCATTAGTGGGCAACATTACAACGGCAGATGTGGATAAAGTTGTAACTAATATTAAAACCGGAAAATCCACTGAATATGATAGTGCAATGATGGCGATACTGCGGTTGGCACATAATGAAAAACGAGAATTGTCCGATGTGGAACGAAAAACAATTGTTGATTTAAAAATTGCCCGAACAGAACAAATGATGCAAAAATAATGCAAAAATTCACGAGCAAAAAAGTTGTTGCTATTGGAATTAATCCAAGAATTGATGAATATAAAAGAGATCTAATCCAAGAATTCCTCGATGGAACTCACCCTCTAAGCCCCGCTCGCAAAACCGAAGATAGCGGATCTAGAAGAAAAGTATTTTTAGAACAATCCCCCGCTGGACCCAATGAAACAGGAGGAGCGGGAGATCGCACTTCTCATGATAATGTCGGATCAGGGTATGATAAAGGCTTAAATCCCGGAGGAAGAGCAGATGACGAAATTGGTCCAGGAAATACTCCTAACAGAGATCCAGAACAAGAATGGACCAGTCCCGAAACGACCAACCGCATTTTTGGCAATGATGACGATCTTTCAGATAAATTTTCCCCTTTAAATGAGGGGAGTAGACAACGAGACCAAAACGTCACTAATCATCTCAGAAGATTGCATAGCCGACCACAACCAGTTCAAGCTCTTCCCAAACGAGCCCCAGTAGATGAACTTGCTAAACGCTACCATAGTTGAACTACCCCTCCCACAAGGGGAGGGGATTCCTACTTCAATGACTCAACTTGCTCAAAAGCACAATACTTCTGAGTAGAGGTCGAATCTCCATAGGCGTAACTTGGGGTAGTCCCTACCCTACTTATATTCAAAGCAGCATTCAAATCTCTATCAATCTCTAAATCACAATGAGGACAAGAGTGAATTCTATCTGCTAATGTTTTTGGAACAATCTTTCCACAACCTGAACACATTTGAGTTGTATTCTTGGGGTTGACTAATCTAACTTCCACACCAGCTTCTTCCGCTTTGTATTGAGTATATTCAATTAGTTTTCTCCAAGCACAATCACTAATATGCTTTGCTAAATTATGGTTACGAACCATTCCTCTTATGTTTAATTGCTCAAAAGATATACTTCCGTAATTCTCAACCAATTCTCTACTCAACTTATGTAAGAAATCTTCTCGTTGATGTCTTATGGTTCTATATACTTTTGCCAATGTAATACGCTGTTTATTTCTATTTGCACTGCCCTTTACTTTTTTAGATAATCTACGTTGTTTCAATTTGAGTTTGTCCTCTGATTTCAACAAGTGACGTGGATTCTCAAACGACTTACCATCGGAGAGAAAAGCAAAGGTTTTAATGCCTAAATCTACTCCTATGGCTGGTTTTGAGGACTTGACTGGAGATGTATTCTCTTGCTCACAAGTAAGGATTACAAACCACTGGTCAACGTCTCTGACTATTCTACAGGTTTTTATTGCTCCTTCTGTGGGTCGTGAGTATTTGAGTTTTACATCACCAATTTTGCTCAGTTTAATTCTCCTACAATCATTCGTTAATCTGAACCCCGATTGAGGAAAACAAAAAGAGTTGTAACGATGCTCAGATTTGAAGCGAGGAAAACCTGCTTTTACTTTCTTTCCTGTCTTACGTTCTTTTATTCTCCGAAAGAAATTTGTGAATGATGTTTCAATTCGTTTAAGAGTATTTTGAAGCACCTGAGAGTGAACTTGTTTTTGATAATCGTTCTTGTTTTGTTTAAGGGCATTTGCTTGGTCACAATAAGATGTAGATTTTTTAGTTTCTTTATAGGAGTTTATTCGTTCTGATAAGGCATTATTGTACAAATATCTACAGGTAGTTAGAGTTTGGTTTAGAACAGACTCTTGTTTACGAGTAGGATATATTCTGTATTTGAATGCTTTAATCATTATGTTTTTGATTTTCTATATACTTTTTGATAGTCGAGGAACTAACTGTGCCAGCACTGCCGTAATAGCACCCTCTACTAAATAAGCCACTTCCCCAGAAATGAGCCTGTTTGAGACTTTGAAACTTTTTGAACACATCAACTGTCAAGATAGACTTAATTGTTGTAGCAATAGTCAGTGGAGCCACTTTAGGTGGTGCAGAAACGAATAAGTGAATGTGGTCACTCATCACTTCTAAAGCGAGTTGTTCCCACTGATACTGATTACAGATACTTTCAATTTGTTCTTTCACATAAGTCTCGATTTCTCCTGATAATACCTTGTGTCTGTATTTTGTTACAAACACAATGTGGTAATTCAGGTTGTAGACAGCGTGTTTAGTTTTCTTGTTTTTGCTCATCAGTCTCATCTGGCAAAGGATATGTATTTAGAATAGCTTCACGGATGAGGTCTGAATGAGTTAAATCTTGGTCACGCTCAAGAGATAGAAAATGAGCCATACGTTTAACGTGTTTGACGTATTTTGGTTCTAATCTTACGCTGATTACAGTAGACTCCATTGTTAATATCTCCTTACAAGGTTGTTTACAGATATATTATACAACAAAGTTTACGAAACTCCTTTATTATTTTTGTAGAGGCTTTTGTGGCAATTCATCCCCTTCCACAAGGGAAGGGGTTTTCTTGCCACTTCCCTATAAACTGTTCTCACTTATCTCATATTTATGTATAATGAATTTATAAGGAGATTTGATCATGATTACTATTAAAGGTACTAGTAAAATTAAAGGGGCTTTGGATTTAGGTGGTATTAATCAGCAATTAAAAACAGGTGACTGTATTCCATTGACAGATGAAGATTTTTCAGATCACACAGTCCAGTTAGCCATTAGTATGGGATTTATTACTTATGAAAAAGGTGGCATATTGGATGTAGATTACACATCTTCATCAATTAAACTTCGAAATTCTTCTGATCGAGATCTGCTAATCAATGCATTAGAAGATACTATACGACCAGGACAAACATTCACTCTTACTAACGATCAGGTTAATAGTGGTGATATTCGCGGAGCATTAGGTAAAGGAATGTTGCAAATAGTTTCTTCAGCAAAACCAAGTCAAGATATAGAAGAATCTGATGTTCGTATAGGCAATATTTTTGATGAAAAAGATAAAATCCAGGAAGAGTCTACTTCAAAATCCGAAGACGCTCCAAGATATTTAGAAACAAACGAAGAAATACTAGAAGTAGGAGTAATAGACACAGAAGACCCCAAGCCTGTTGAAAAGAAAGATATTCCTGATCCCAAAGGAAAAACTGTGGTTTGGAATCCTACTCACGATCCATTGGTCCATACGAAAACCCGGACACAAATGGAAGCTGTTTCTATAGATAAAGAAGGAGTTTCCGATCCAATGGAAACAAATGTAGATGTGAGTGAAATTAGCTTTGTAGATGCAGAGCTAGACCAACAAAGGAAAGAATCACATCCTATTTTGAAGGATAAGATTAGTTCAGGGGAAGATGGAATCGATTTCTTATAATCCAATAAGATTAGGACCAAAACACTGGATTTATGTCTTCGCAAAACTAACTAACAAGGATAAAACGGTTCTAAAGAAGTACTATAGCACACTGTATCCACGCAGCTACGTGCGAAAATTGGTAGCATTTTTAGACAAAAACAATGTTCAATTTAAAAAGTCACAACATCACTGACGAAACAGAGCTTCTAAAGGCAGAATTAAGAGCCTTTGATATAATAAATAGTAGTGATGGGTATCAAATTTGTATTGGCGATTCAGTACTATCATCCCCTAATCTTTCAGAATGTTCCAAACTTATTGATTCAGGAATTTCGGAACTAAAAAATCAAACACTAGAAACATGGCACGATCTTCAGCATATCGCTCAAAAAATGCTGCGTGAAGATGGGAAAAATACCGGCAGTTTAGACAATCTGCTATTTCTTAATGCAGTCAAAAAAACCTTCGAATTGTCCAGCATTTTCACAGATCTCAAACCAATAACTGAAACTATACGACAGCTTTTAGATACAGATATTGCATCCTCCGAAGGTCGATTAATACTCTATTTTAATGACAATCATCTTCGAATTCAATGTTTGCATAGACTCATAATGATAGAGCTATATCGCAAACACCTTATTCACCATTACATGTCTATAACAAAACAAGCTCAAATCTCTGGACCATGGGCAAATTTGGATTTACCCATGGAAGAGAGAGTATGGGAATGGGATGAAGGTGAAGAAGAATATTTTGCAAATAGAAAAAAATCTCGTAGAGAACAAGTGCGATACAATCCTGAGAATCAAACTAAGAGTGGATTTTATTATGTTTGGCAAGATTTGTCACGCGATCCATATAGATTCGAAGACATGAAGGAAGATAGCCCTTATAAAAGTCGCCATCTTTTAACTGTGCCATGAACCGAAAATACTCTATACAAGACATGCATATTTGGGCAAAATCAAAGGATTTGCTATTTTTATCGCAAATATACACATCTTGTTCTCAAAAACATGAATGGGAATGTAATAAATGTCAACATATTTGGTTTGCCACTCCTTCGAATATAAGAAAACAACGAGGCTGTCCGAATTGTGCAGGTCAATGTCAGTCAGTTGAAACTATGCATAAATTAGCTAAATCATGTGGTTTAGAATTTTTGTCTAACTACTATAAAACAATGAAAACCAAATATAAGTGGAAATGCCAAAACGGTCATGTATCATTAATAGGAGCAGATAGTGTTAAAAATGGAGTTAGGTGCTCTTATTGTCATAGAGGCATTAAAGAAGAAGAATGTAGATTTATTATAGAACACTTGACCGGACATAAATTCCCAGTAGGACGCATAGAAAACTTAGAATTAGATGGGTACTGCCATGTTTTAAACACTGCGTTTGAATATAATGGGAAACAGCATTATGAATTTATGAGTTATTTTCATAAATCATATGTGGACTTTGAAAAACAAATAGAGAGAGATAATAAAAAAACAAAAGCATGTCAAAAGTCCAACATTAATAAGATCGATATTTCTTATTTAGAAGCGGTCAGTAGAAAACGATTAACAGAATATATAATAAATTCATTGAAATCTATAAATAATATTGTAATCCAAAAATTTGATATAAAATGGGAAAATTTTCATGGAAAAAGAAAGTTCCTAAAAGAAACTATCGAGAATGCAGAGCGAATAAATGCTGATTGTTTGAGTAAAGTCTATATGACAGCCAAAACTAAATTGCAATTTCAGTGTAAAACTTGTCAACACATATGGTGGTCTACGCCCTCTAATGTTAAGACTGGATATGGTTGTATAAAATGTTCCTATAATCATAAAAGATGGGATACTCGTCGGAATAAGGAATCAAGACATTTGTTGACGGTGCCATAATGATATACACAGCTGGACAACCAAGAAAACCTCTCACTGCTTCAGAAGCCGTATATGGCTTCGGAGGCTGGTTGACTTCAAGAGATGATCCAGTCACCATGGGTTCTTGTCATGAATGTTCTATTGTTGCTGAATTAATAGATAAATTTTGCAAAGAAAATCATCTTGAAGATCCAAGAGATCACTGGGAAAAAAATTTAAATCATCCCAAGGACTAAAATGCCAGATAAAAACGAAATTATTAATAAGCAACTAGTGATCAAAGAAGTTATTGCAAAGCTTAAACACTTTACAAAACTCTATGGCATTAAATCTATTTTTGTAGTAGGTGGATATACTCGTGAACACTATTTAGGAAAGATATGGAGAGTTAAAGATATAGATGTAGCTTCAGCTTATCATGATCAAGCAAGACAATTAGGAGGATTATTTGCTTCAGAAATTTTGCATTCTGCTCCAAAATTTTATGAAAGAACCGGAACTGCGGCAATAGAATATCCATCTGAGTTTGGATTCATTCGGGTTGAATTTCAAGGTGACAGCATTAATACATATATGCATAATCAAGAAGTTAGAACATGGATGCAATCTCAAGGCATAGATGACGTTCCTTTAATGAATAATATCTATGGACGTGATTTTACTATCAATTCTCTTATTTATTCTCTTCACAACGAAACCATGTATGATCCTACTGGACAAGGAGTTCGTGACCTAGATCGAGGAAGAATTCGTTCTCTTTTACCGGCTCCTATGCTTATTAAATACAATCCATTAGCTGCATTGCGAGCTATCAGATTTGCTATTCAATACGATTATCATATCGATTCTGACCTTAGACTGGCTATTAAAGACGCTGGAATTGACAATTTATGCAACTCTTTATCTAAAGAAAGAATTGTGAAAGAAGTGGTTAAAGTTCTAAAAACTAATGGCCCAGAGGCTCTGGATTTACTAAAAAGGTTTAATTTAGATAGGATTTTGCTGCATCCCGACGTAAAGAAGTATGTATATTTAGGATCAGAGGACGAAAAAAATGCTAAAAATTAAATCAGCTCAAGACGCAGGGATTAGCCATCTTATGGGTGTTTTGTCGAGTACACAAAATTATGCAGCTCAAGCTTCTCAAATAATAGAGCAATCCGCGTTGGAGAATCAATATTTCGGATTAAAAGAAATTCAAGCAAATCAAGAACTAATGTACGCACTAGACGGAGCATTAGGAAATAACTGGATAAAAATTGTGACTGGGGAATTATGAACAAAGAAAACCAATCACTCATAGATTTTTTACAGGTATTACCATTCTCTTCTTTTATGGTCCCTCGATCTCCCATTTCAAACAAAGAAGCTCAAGCTCTTTATGATATTTGGGAATATGGAGAAAAGGATGAATATGGAAAATATATTGTTCCTATAGACGTAGATTCCATGCATATAACATCTTTGACAAGCAAAGGATACATGAGTAATCATGCCAGTCGATTTGCTACAAGAGGTGGAAATAACCCGACATGTGATTTTACTAATAAAGGAAAAGATGTCATCCAGAAGATTATTCTTTTCAAAGAAAAATCAGCTTTTGAAAAATCATCTGGAATTATAGATTATGAATCGATTTGCCGAGCTGAAATAAAATCCCCTAAAACAGCTGACAAAATAGCATCTAAACGCAAACAACCACGTAATTGGCTGGAAAGAGTATGGAAGTAATTCTAAAATCAACTCTGAAAAGGATCAAGAAAAAGATTATTCGAGACCTTTACTGGTATGATCATGTAACTCAAAAGCAACTTCATGGACGTGGAGGTCGTATGATTTTTGTTTATGATCGGGTTAACAAAAAACAAGTGCCTCGAATTGTAGATTCGGAAGAATGGGTTCATGAACCTAATTATGAAGATATACTTGATTGGGTTAAAAAAAATCCAATGCATGTTCAGTCAGTTACAAGTAAAGCTGTTAATAATCATGTAACCATTGATGTTGACGCCAATTCGTTTTCAACTATAGAAGATGAACTTAGGCTATACGGTATTCAGTATGATTACGATACTGAAGATTTTCGACGAGAAGTTGATGATAAGAGAGGAAAGAAAAAATGGCAAAACTCACAATCGAAGTGGCCGATACGCCTGCCGCATTAGCTCATGGACTTATGTATCGAAAAAATATGCCCAATGATGAAGGTATGCTGTTTAAATTCCCCAGCATTAGAGAAGCTAATTTTTGGGGCAAAAATACTTATATCCCATTAGATATCGCTTTTATTGATAAAAATAATCGTATCATAGAAATAAAAAAAATTACTCCCATGTCTACCAAAGTTGTTCGCAGTGAGGGATTGTGTGCAATGGCTCTTGAAACAAATGCAGGATTTTTTAACTCAAATGGTGTTTCCGTAGGACACACCATTAATATAGACAATAATATGATAGAATTTAAGGAATGTTAAAAATAATAACAGCAGAACTTTATAGACTTGGACAATCCTTCCTTGACGAAATAGAGGACGTGGATTGGGGAGACAATGCGCAATCAGAAACTGGACGTATAACTCCTCATGGTCCACAAGGAGTTATCAATGAAGGGAATTTTGAAGATTACGAGCCTACAGATATAGAAGATTCTATAGAACGGCTCCCGCAAGAGACTCCTGATTATCAACAAGAAATTCCCATGGGCAATGAATTGCTCGGAATCCCAGAAGGAACGCAAGAAGTAGAATATGATAATTCTCAACAACTTGTGTATGATGGAATAGACCGAGATGATGTTATTAGTTTTGATTATACTAATCGACATGGTCAATACGCAGGAACAAGAACTGTTGAACCGCATTACACATTCATGGCTCAATCTACAGGTAATGAGATTTTAGTGACGTTTGACAGAGATCAGAATGATATAAGAGCATTTATAGTAGGAAATATCCACCCATACGGGGTAAGATATGAAGATGTAAAGTTTGAGCCTAAAGGCGAAATTATGAAAGGCATATACTAATGAACAAAATACCGGAACAGCTAATTAAACTGTCCGACAAACTTGATCAAGCTGGCAAAACTAAGTGCGCTAACACTATTGACGAACTTATAGAGCACCAATCACTCACAAAGGTTGCTCAATATGTTGGAGTCATTGGTTATGTTTTGAAGCAAAATCGAGCTATGGGCAATTGTATTCGTAAAAAAAGAGCTTCTTCTGATGCATCTACGTCTATGCAAGAAGTAGTTTTGGGATGTTTATCAGAATACCAGGATGGTCAGCAATATGATAATAACGAATGGACATCTAAATACGCTCAAGTGGTTCAGCAATGTCCTGATCAATTTTTATCATCTCATGTAGATTTTTTGGAAGCTCTAGCTGAAGAAAATGATATGAATCAACATATAGCCCGAGTCAAAACCGCACACAACATGCTAATGCAAGAAAATATTCAAGATGATTTTCTAAATCGAATAGCATTTGATGTAGAAAATTTAGAAAAAGTATTAAAGGAGGGTGACGGCGATCACCGCCCTTTTAAAGTAGCCGCTCCGGAATCCCAAAGAAGCCGTTGGAGTCGTTTTTGGTCTCCAAGTTGGTCTCGGGGCGGCAAAGATAAAGATACTCAATTTGAAATGGATGCTGTTATTGAATCATTAATGAATATCCAAGGTGATATTCAGCAAATTAGAAGTGGAATATCGCAACTGCGCTATCAAAGCAGATCAACACAAGATCCAAACATCCACCAAAATCTTCAATCTCTTTCTGATACAAATTGGGAGCAAACAACTAATGGAATACACCAATTAAAACAATCTTTAGTTGCTTTGCAACAAAATAATCCCAATGATGGAGTAGCACTTAATTTAGTTCAAGCCTCCAGTCTGATAGAAGAAAATATTGAACAAGTTTTTGATGAATTAAAAAATGTTCAACAAAACATGTATAATCTACGGTTGCGAGATCCAGTAAAAGGAAGAGGGAACTTGAAATCAGCCACAGAAGAATATTCTGACTTAGCCCGAGCGTTAGATCGCCTCTATATTAATCCATTAGATGAACGAGCTTTGCATTATTCATTAAAGCTTCATGGTAGATTAGAAGACACACTAAATGAACGAGCAGGAGCTCAAGATCCCACTTATAATGAATGGGTTAATTCTCCTGAATCTGAATTAGGGCAGAGTCGAGTAAATCCCGATCCAAGGGATCAATCTGTTCAATCTGAACCATCAATGACAATGAATGCTGAACCATCAATGACAATGGATTCTGATCCTATTGCAGAAAGTTTAAAACAACTAATGTCAGATCCTAATGCTTTATCTTCTTTTGTTAACTGGTTAAAGCAAATGCGAACAGTATCAATGGACCCAGAAAAAAAACAATCAGTTCTAAATATGTATGATTTGCTAACAGAAAAACAAAATAATCTCAACGCTCCTGTTCCTGGACAAGATCCAAATTTACAATCCAATGTTGTGCAAACAGAAACCGCAGCTAACGCAGATGGTCCGTCTGCGGATGAACTTCTTGATATGGCTAGCGATCCTAATTCTGATTGGAGAGACATTTTTAAAGATATAGAAAATCTGCGAAATTCGGGAAAAACGGGAATTTCAGCTTCTTCTCTTAAAAAAATTATGAAAGTTGCTGATTCATTAGATGGTTGGGACAGTGATTTGGCGAAATTATTAAGAGATTACATAGAAGAGGAAGAATATCAGTTGCCAGAATTCCCTTCTATGTCCTCAATAATAAAGGAGCATGAAGCTTCAAAGCAGAAAATAAGAGAGAAAAAAGCAGGAGCGGTAGCTCTAAGCACATAACTGATAGTTAGGTTAGTCTATTTAGATAGGGGAGAAACGATGAATTTCTTTTCCAATAAAATTGTAAATCCAACGGGTAGTGATACCACTTGGAACGAATGGTTAGAAAACCATTTAAAAACAGCTGAAGGAAAACAAGCTTCAGAAGCAAAGCCAGAGTGCGATGATGATCCGAGAGGACAATGTCGTGGTCAGGAAATCAACAACGATAACGAAGAAGGCGCACATTCCTATCAGGAAGGTGAGTCTGTTGATGGTAAACCTGATCAAGGTGAAGGCAAAGGTGGATCAAAAAAAGAAAAAGAAGCCAGTGTTGAAACCGCAACCAAAGAAGCCGATTGCGGTAAGGACATGGGTGAATGCAGCAAGGCTGGCGATGTAACTGAGGAACACTCAGATGCTGGCAATGCGGATGTTGGTGAAGCTGCTGTTGAGCAAAACATCAACAATGATCCCAATTACCAAAAGGGTGAATCTACAAACCCTGGCAAAGTCGATGGAAAAAACAAGAAAGAAAAGGGAGCCGAAGCTTCTGCGAAAGCAGCCACTAAGACTGCTGAGAAGAAAGGTTTCAAAAAAGTTGCTTGTTTAAATCGCCAAGAAAAGTTAGAACTTTTTGCTGATATGACACGAAAGCAAAATAAGTCAGGTGCTCCTGCTTATCCTATTCAGTACATAGAAGCAATGGTTGGCTTTAAATTCTCGAACATGAAGGATGATGAAAAAGAATGGTTCCGCAGTTTTTGGAGAACCATGTATCCTGAAGCTTATGTCGAGGATATGGTCGCAGATCGCTAATCTGAAAGGATGAGAGATATATGATTGTTCCTGCTGGTAAAAGGAAAGCACAAGTTGCTCAAGGTCCTTTGCAAAATCAAAGTATCTTAGATAGCGTTCTGTTCAACAAGTTTGGACAAGGAGCTGGAGCACTTGTAGATAATAATCCTAACAAACCAAAACCTTCTGATGATTTACAGCAAACAATGAATGATGGTGCCTTAGGCCATGATCAAATGGCTGATCAATTAGAACAAGATAGAATGCCTCCTCCAGAGGCAACGCAAGATCAACAACCTGCCATAGCTCCTGCTGGAGGTGCTCCAGCAGATCAATTCTTAGGACCTGCTCCCGTAGATGATGCTCAACAAGTAGGCAACCCCTATGATGCTGAAGTTCAAAAAATTAGACAATATATTGGATATCAAAATTACGGTTTTGAAGCTACTCCTCAAAAAGATGGCAGTTTGGAAATTACTGTAATACCTCCTCCAGGACAACCCGTAGATATTGGTCAACTGATGAACGGTCTTAAGCAAGTATCTCAAGGAGAGTGGAAGGGTGAATCAACCCCTTCTATGTCTCAAGGTGGACCCGTAAAATTAAAATATGTTCCGCAGGGATTGGGAACTCAGAAAATAGAAAAAAGGTAGAAATAACTATGAAACTATCAGGACATAACTTCGAAAATGACGTTTTCAGCAGCTTGCTTAATGGGATCTCCCAGGATGTTGAGCTCAAAAAAACAGCTCAAACTAAGACAGAAACTGATGTTTCAGGCTTTTTCTCCACAGCAACTGCCGCTGACTTGGCAAACATCCAAGAAGAAGAGTTAGAGTTTATGGCTGGTGAATTAGCATTCGCTGCGGAAAGAGCATGCGTTGCTGTAACTGCTGAAGATTTAGTCAAATTTGCTTGTCAATCACGTATTGACGGGCTACGTGGAAAAGCTCTTGAAAGAGCGGCTCAAAAATATTGTAACAGATTAGATGAATCCTGCAATTTAAGCGGCACCACAAAAATATCCGCAAATGATCTAATTAATCAATTGGCATCACACAAAGTAGTTCCTGCCGGTTATAACCCCCAACATGGATCAAATGACAGTGCTACTGGCAAATTTATGGGATCAAGCAAAAATCCTAATACCATTTGGGATACAGGAGCACTAGAAAAACAAGCTCAGGTAGCTCTTGGTGATGAAAAAATCAAAGCCAGCAAAAAGGCAGAAGAAGATCACAGACATCAAATGAAAACTGCTCAGTGGCAAGAATTACAAGACAAACATTCTGATCCAGAGTTAATTCATAAAGGTATTACCAATGCTGGAACTGCTCAAGAAAAGCCAATTACAGGTCAAAAACTTCCAGCTAATACTATGAGTATTTTTAGCGATAATCGAGAATTCGAAAATATTCCCAATCAAACGGTTGGAGAAGAAATCGTTGCCCAAGCAGAAGCTCGTGCTAACAAGAAGGTAGAATCTAACGACGAATCTCGCGACATTCAGAAGCCTAAAAACACGAAAACTGCCATAGATAGCCTCTTTAACTAATAGAAGGGGTAACATGTTTAATTTGTCGAAACATGCTCAAGGCACCTTAGATGGTGCCATAGAAGGTTTGGGACAAGCAACGGATGGAGCTTCTGATCTCGTAGATTTTAACAAACAAACTGATTTGAGTTCGGACGATTTGTCCCAGGGACTCACAGAAGATCAAGAAGGGGCAGTATATGATGCTGCCCGCGTTGCTAAATGGAATAAGATAGTTTCTCAAATAGGTGAGATGCCGTCAGAAGTTCTGAGTGCCATTGAAAGAATGCCAGAATTTCAGAAATGGCAGCCTAAAGTAGACAATGCTTCAACCATCGCTCCTGAAATGTTGGAAAATGAAGGCATGCAAGGAGCGGAAATCCCGCTTGGGGAAGCCGTAGACTTTGATCCAATGGAGCAAATTATTGTAGGAAGAGCGCGTGAATTAAAACGCAAAATTGATGAAAATCAATATCAACAAGAAATATGGAACCAACAGGCGTATTCACGAGCTGCTTTTAATCTGAGGCGACATAAAAAAGCCCAAATGCAACCTATGCCTCAGGCTATGCCTCAAATGCCGATGCAAATGCCGATGCAAATGCCGATGCAAGAGCCGATGCAAGAGCCGATGCAAGAGCCAGCAGAACGTTTTCCTGTTGCCAATGAGGGCGATTTTATTTCTAAGTTTGCTGATGATTTATTGGCATTTAATAATGAGCCTGGAACTCAAGAATATGAAAGAGCTCGAATAGCGGCAGAAGAAATTCGAGCAGCAGTAAGCCCTGGATTCGAAGAAGAAGCTAACAGTATTATTGAATCCGTAATGCAACTAGATGCTACACAAAGGGATTTAGCTTCAAATTATCTAATTAAGATGTATGAGGTTTTAATTCCTCCTGCGTTTACAAGTGATCAAGCTGGATCACAAATGGAGCCAGTTATGAGCGAAAAGAACAAAGACGCAATCGATGGTATTGTAAGATACAGTCTTACTGATAGCGTTCTTAACAACAATAAAGATGCAATGATGAAAACGGCTGCGGATCAATTTGGTCAGCAGTATCTGCTTTATGGTCCTACCGAAAAACGAATTTGTCCAAAACTGCGTGGTAAAAATTTGAGTGTAGGAGATGTAGTGTCAGAATACACCTGCCGACATCATTGTGTTGATGGAGTAGTTATAGATGATAATAAAACAATTTGTGGTGAAGCTTTGTGGCGTGCAAACGCTATGGATAAGTTTTCTCGTGAATACGTGAATGAAAATGGAGATATTGAAGGGGGCTACATTAACAAGCGATTTGAGGTGAATCGTAACGTTCAAGAAGAAAATAAAATGAGACTTAAGCCGGGAGAGACTCGCAAACCTCGTCCAGCTGCTTGGGGAAATACTGAGTCTCGTTTACAAGACATGAGATCTAAGGAGGGGCAAACCCGTGATTATCGTCCTAAAACTAATACCGGCGATCCTTTTGAATGGTGCCATGATGCTGATCAAAATAACGTCGAAGTAAGTCAGACAGAGCGTGACCGAAGAGAAGAAGCTGCTGGACATAAAACAGTTCAGTATACCAATCGTGATCAAGGTGAAAACAATCCTAAAAAAGCCTTTAATATGAAGAATTTTAAAACAGCCCAAACTCCTGTGGCTTATTCTCCACGAGATACACATCAAACAGCTGTAAGCCCGTTTGCAGCCGGAACGATTCCTCCTGCGGATATCGAAACCGGACATCAAACTTTTGATTCTGGCAAACCGATGGTTGCTCCGTCTAAACCTATGTCACTCGAAGATATGGAAACCGAAAAATATAACTTTGAAGAAGGTCAAGCAAAAGTAAAATCTATGAGCAACATATCTATTTTGTATACCTTAAAGGACTTGAATGAAGTTGTTAATACACAAGAAGCATCCTCAAAAAGAGGAGCATCAACTCCTAAATTAGGATATTACAATGATGCGCTACACACTCTTGGAGATGAAATTCGTCAACGTGGTGGTTTGGAAAAAGTACAAGCTTTGGCAGAACAAGAACATCAGCAAAGAAATCAAGGTGTTATTCCAACCGCATCTGGATTCAATCTCAAAAATCATAAAAAAGCTGAAAATCCTCAGCCACATACAGTCGCTTTGCCTGATCATGATTATTGGCAACAGCAGCAACCCCAAGATGGACACAACCCAGATATGAAACCA